GGATTTGCCGCTTGTATATCTGCAATATTTGTGGTGGGTATTATAGGAGTAAATGATATAGTAGGCATTGTAAGAGCGGTAGGAGCGGATGGCAGACCAGTAATAGATGGAAATGATGGTAGGCCAGTAATTGTGGGTAAAATAGGCACGGCTGTTAAAAAGGAATATGCAGTATTTATAATTGTAGATGCAGTTGTCGGCTGTCCTGCTGTGGGAGTCACAGGGGGAGATATTGTGATAGTGGTTGCTCCCGTGACAGAAGGAGCAGGGGCAGGAGCAGGAGCAGGAGCAGGAGCAGGAGCAGGAGCAGGAGCAGGATCAGGAGCAGTAAGAGCAGAAAGCGTAGCGGAGGCACTGGATGCAGAAGGGACAGAATTTAATATCGGTCCAACAGGCAAAGCAGAACCTATAAGTGATGAAGCAACTGCAGACCCTGCGGGTTTAAACACGTCAGTGACCCCGGGTATCATTGTAATTAAGTCCATACTTCTGTCTAGCAGAATATATTAATTTTTCACTCCTTTCTCCTCCCTGTCTTTTTCCTCCCTGTCTTTTTCCTCCCTGTCTTTTTCCTCTCTATCAGCTAAGAGTATCTCTGGGAATCCAGATTTGCGTGTCGTATTTACCTTAACAAACTTGGGATATTTCTTGGAGAGTGCCTTCACCGCCGCCAATTGAAGTTTATGACGATTCTTGCGTGTCTGCATACCCCCTGGTTCCTTGTAATAGGCGGTTTTCGGAGATACAAAGTTCAGCCGGACTACAGATCCATCCTGTATATAGAACTTAATAGAACGCTCATAGTCGTCCTTCTCGCCTCGCTCCACCTGTATATCTTTACCAGGGTTGATACAGCCCCAGAAACTTCCGATGATAAATCTCAGGTCAGTAGTCACTGTCGGTTTCATGAAATAGCCATTTGCGCTCGGATACACACCCCATAACGAGGCACCAGCTTTCTCACATTCTTTGAATCCCCTTTCAATAATGCCCTTCAAGCTACGAAGACGTTGTTCATGGCGTTTCGTCTTCGGCGTGTATTCAATGAATCCACGAATATCGTCATCACAACACACGAGCTTTTCACCTTTCGGAAAGTTATTGAATATCCAATTGCGCACACTGGCCACACCAGGAAGACCCACGCGGATTTTCCCATATGTGCCTGGTTTCAGGGTTTCTTTGTAGAGAGCCTCTTGTTCAGCATCGGCCACTACAACCACGATACGCTCTGCAGGAATCTTATATTCATGGAGAACGGCAAGTGTCTTATCACGGCAGGTTTCTGCCCTCTTGTAGGAAGGAATAACAACGGTATAGTCCATTCCTCTTCTGATTATAAAGCATACTTCAAATCGCCCATACCTGACTCCACGATAAAGAAGTTTATATTTTCCACGTAGCAATTTATGCTATATACGTACGTAGTATTTGGGGGCAGAGGGTATACTTGTAGATCTATCTGGAATTTACGAATCACACTGCTATTCACGGAACCTGAGGGCTGGCTCGTAGGGCTATGGAGTTCAAACGAATACACGGGTATTCTACGATTCGCGCCGCCATCCAATGCTCTCCACGATGTGAGGTTTGTGTAAAAGGAGGTTGGCTTGGATTCCTGGAGTTCATTGCCATTCGCCAGAATACGCAGGGCGCGTATGATATCTATCTGCCCTGCGGGGACAACAAGACCCGTGGCATTTTCCATCTCCACGAAATGACTATTGCTCGGGACATTTGTCGGTATCTTCGGCCTCGTAGGCCAGTTCCACCAATTTGTGAAATTGTACGCATTGTTGCGGTATATGAGGGAATCAGAACGTCTCGGAAGCATTAAGATGCGCGTGATAGGATTGTGAACATCGAGTAAAAGGAGTTGGTTGGATAGGATCTCAGGGAATGAGACGCGAGTGATCTGCCTTATCAAGTACACAAGAGGCGTCGTGGCAAATATCTTTTGCTCGGACTCTGGGAGAAATACATAGGTCGTGTGCAAGGTCGGATTATAGGACCACGTATTCAGTGGAGGGACTGTCTGCCCAATGTCCGTGAAGAAGTTGCGGATCTCGTGGTCATCATTGGAGACTGGAGTATACTCGGGAATATTTCTCTGTATACTCGCGTTGTCAGCCGAGGGAGTAACACGGAAACCGGGGGCCATGCGATTGCCTGAGGCGTCCATGAGAGTGTAAAGTTGTTGGGCCGGGTTCAAATTAATCGTGATATCCACCGTGTAGTACTGTAGACCTATGAGGGGGAGCGCAGAACCTTCTTCGGTGAACCAGAAGGGCAGGGGTACATGGACCGTGTACGCAGGGATGGAGGGGACATTCGTTTGTGCTCCTGCGGGCAGGGTCTCATCTTGATAGACCGTGGGGTATTCGCCACCCGTGACCGTGGGATTGCCGTAGAGACCATTTGCCGGGTCATATAGCTCTGGCACATCGCCCACGAGTTGTTGCCATTTTTCAAACTTGTCCTTCGGATAGTCAATGAGTGCCCTGGACATCAGATACTCGCCGGTGAATTCCTGGATCTTGTTCGGACCACAGGTAATTTGTACGGACTGAATGGCCGCTGCGCCTAGATAACGGACCCACTGGAATTGTGTCTGAGTAGCCGGGCCATTTGTGAAATCTGTGGTGCGGAATTTACTGTAGATCGCTGGAATCTCAAAGGAGAAATACATGTCGCTCACGAGGTCACCCACACGATCTACGCGCGCTTTTATCTGGACTGTCTGGTCATACGGATAATCCGTAATACCGTCCATATTCTTGGACACAGTTTCCTGGGAAAAGTGCGTATACTTCTTGAACGTCTTGTAAAAATAGGTCATATCGGGGTTGCCCGATAGGATCACATTTTGAGCGCCGTAGGCTACAAGAGCTACTAATCCACCGCCCGGCATTCTCTTCTGACTGTGTCACAAGAGATTTAGGCTCTCTGATTGGTCCACCAACTGTCAATGAGATAGGGAGGCGTGTCCATATTTGTCAGGTCAAACTTGGGACTCGGTCCCATGGCCATCATTGCCTGTATCTCAGAGTATGTGATGGCGTAGCCGAAATAATACATGTTGCTTATATATCCAGAAAATTTGCCACTAATCGTCATATTTTCTCCTTTAGGGATGCCCATTTGCTTTGATGTATTTGCTCCACTGGAATTATCAAAAAGCGAAGACGTGAGGATTTGGCCGGAGCCGGCCACACTGTTCGGGAATAGAACCAGGGGCTGGTAGTTCTGGTAAGGCAGTGTACCCTTGAAGCTCGCCTTCTTCGTAAGGTTGCCATTCACATAGACCTCCAAGGCGTTCTTGCGCATCACGAGGGCCAAGTGGAACCACTTTGCGAATGTTATCTGCTCTACATCTACGTGATTGAACCAGGACTCATAGCTATTCATGACAATTCTCAGAGTGGGCGCAGCATTCGTGGCATTGGCGGCGCTTACAAATACACCGGGGCCTAGAAGAGGAAAGGGTGTCGTTTCGTAGCCCTTGTAAAAGATCGTCTTGAATGTATTCGTTCCATCGTCGGAGTCGGGGTGTATGTAGATAAACGTGCTATAAGAAAATTCTATGCCTGTCATTTGATTCTCGGAGAGGAGCAGTGGTAGATAGGAAGAACTTCTATTTACGTTGGGATCCTGTAAGAAGGCCTTTTGACCCGATGAAGAGTTTGATGTCACGGGTAATATGACGACTTTCACCGTTGAATAACTATTCCATAGCTTGTATATCTGCTCACAGCATATGAATAGAATATAGATTACCGCTGTAACTATTAATACAAGGACAAGCTGGGGGAATACTTCTGTACTTGCAAACTCCATTCTAACAATCTATAGCTATTTTACCGTCAAATATAAAAGATAAGAACGCGAGTTCTTAACTTTTAGATTTTAGTCACGTTATGCCGTTACAATGATTATGTTGGGCAGGAGGCATAGGGATTCATTGCATTGAGTGCATCGCCCTTCAGTGTTATATTAATGTTGAAAAAGCTGGATAAGTATTTACTTAAGCTAAAAGGTCCAGAGGGGCCTGTTTGATATGTTCTCCAAACTTCTTCCGGGCTCAGAGCATATTGGTAGTAATTAATTAAGGAAAAATAGCCCTTGAGTTTGTCATCATTGTCCAGGCCAACATATGCCGTAGCAGTGCCATTTCCTCCCATGTAACCCGCCTTGTATACGCATGACCGGGCGAGTTTTCCGTCAATATATACATCAAGGGTGCGACCATTGGCTACAGTAGTTATGAGTACCCAGCGCTGATACTCAATGCCATTCACAATATCGCAGCGGTCATTGCCGGTGTATGTAGAGCCGGAGTTATAGGAACTAATTAGGGTGGAAAGAGGATATTTCGTGGAGGGGTTTGTGGCATCTGGCTGATCCAGCCTGTTATCAATTGAGTTTTCTCCATCCATTGTGCTCTGGCGCACCACAAGGGCAGCGTTCCTCGGATTCAGGCCAATATAGAGAAGGGTGGTACCTCTCTTGGACCTTGTTCCATTGAACCGGGTTGTTTCGCCGGAGTTGATCTCCAGTAAATTGCAGAGTTTGCTCTGAGATGCCGTAGAACTCTTGCTGTCGATTACGTAGACCCACATGGACATAGAGTATTGGCCAGCATTTGTGAAACCCTTGAGAACCTGCGAGCTTACATATGTGTTGCCTTCTTCAGTCTTTTTCAAGTATACATTCTGGTTATCATGCATAATAGTGCCCATCGGCATGTTGAACTTACCAATTTGTGTTATAGAGGTGTTATTCTGAGACTTGTAAAGCCAATTATATAATGTATATAATAAGTAGAGGACTACAATCACTATAATAAATCCCACTACATTGGAACCATATCCACCACCTCGCATTCTGTATTGCGCTTAGGAATAATTTGTTTGATATACCATAAATTGATTAGGAGGTTTCACATCAGGAAGGCCGCCGCAATTTCCGAAAAAGCATTTAGGCAGCGTGAGTGAGAAAGGATAAGGATCCTCAATGTATGGTACGCCACGTGTATCAAGAATGGTCGTAGCATCAGATATAACATCGGGAGCATAAGATGCGCCGTTTGTACCCTTAAACATGCCAATTAGACCACCCCACTTGGAATTTCCTGCCATAATATTTTTGCTTCCAGAGTCGGGATTCAAAGGGGGATATGTTGTCATTTTACTTACCTGCAGTTTCGCTCCGTAGTATACATCAAATCTGCGCCCTTCTTTCACAATAGTAATCATTGTCCATTTTTGCAAGGGTATTGTCGGGAGTGGGATTGCCTCCATAAAATGTTGGTTAGAATCTAGACCTGTACGAATTTTTAGAAGAGTAGACACATATGGCTTGTCATTTTGATTGGTGTATCCTGATGCCCAGAGTTGTACATATTCACCTATAGAAAGCAATTTAGACATGTATCCAGATTCTGTTTTATCTAGAGCACATCTACCACAATCGGTTGTCATACATTTGCATGGTCTATAAGAATAATCCGCACAGTCGGGGGCAAATTTCTCGGGGGCTTCTGCCTTATGGTCTATACAGTCCACAGTCATAATGGTCTTGGGAGAACTATTTACATATATCGCAAAACGCAGTGTGCATGGAGCTGATGTCCACGCAAAGTCTGTCGGGGTTAGGACAGTTGTTCCAGCAACTGAAAGATCATAGGTTTGTTTGGGACCTTGATACTGTGTCTTAAAAAATTTACCATAACGTATTGCTAGATATAGAATTAATAATAGTGCTCCTACAAATAGAAAAACTTCTAGGAACATTCTAATGATGTCTACGTAAAAAGGTATACCCGTCTTAACTTTGGTAGAAATGCTGTGAAACCTTATTCAAAAAAACCTTTTACTGTATCAACTACTTTCTTAGAAGCTGCCACAATAGAATCGCTGTCACTTGTACAGGGAGTACCTGCATCGGGACTTAGACCAAAATCCTTCTCATTTGCTAGCGCAGGGCGGGCAGAAATAACCTCTTTATATGTAATGGGTCTTGACCAGAGATGGAAGTTTTGTACGTATATGCTGTGTCTAGGATTATTCGTCCATTCTGGAGAAGAATAAAATAATTGCATACCTGAATTGCCGTTAGAAGGCATAGAGATCAACTCTGGAACAAGACGCTGGAATACTTGGTTACCATTCAAGTATGCGGTAAACATCTTATCCTCAACAACGAGAGTAATACGGAATGGTGTATACAAAGGAATATTTTTTATAGGAGCAGTATTGTATTGATTTGAACCAGAGAAAAACGTTATCACCAAATCGTTAGTATCTGTCAGATACATAATCATAGAAGAGCGCTTTTTCATATAATTAATGAAGGAATCGCCGTCAAAGTTGGCATCTATCTTAGAAGGTTCGGCAACAGGTACGCTGGCCTTATATAAAATCAGTCGTGTATTGGCATTTGATGCAACCAACTCTCTAACATATAAGTCAATGCTAAAAGAAAACATATTTACATAGGACTTGCCATATAATTTGTCATTTTTCTTAGGAACTGGATCAGAAAATGCGGGCTGTTTCTTATCGTTCCAGTATACGAGGTCATTCGTTAGACCCGGGATAGGTATCACTCCAGGAGATCCGGGATAGGAACTGAATATAGGTGTAATCGTATAATGGACAACCACGAGTACCAAGAATAGTAATAAGGTATAAAGAGTAAAATAGTATGAGACGTGTATCCAATATACGCTTGTGGAATCCAAGGGGGCATTTGAATACTTAGTGGATCCAGAAAAAGGCCACCATTGGCCAGAGGGTCTGGCTACTGCCACCGCGGCTGCGGAAGAGGTAAACCATGAGCTAGAGGGTCTGGCTACTGCAACCGTGCCGGCGGAAGAAGTCCACCATGAGCTAGAGGGTCTGGCTACTGCAGCCGTGCCGGCGGAAGAAGTCCACCATGAGCTAGAGGGTCTGGCTACTGCAGCCGTGCCGGCGGAAGAAGGCCACCATGAACTAGAGGGTCTGGCAGCCGCGCCGGCGGAAGAAGGCCACCAGGAAGTTGCAGGGGCTTTCGCAGGAGGATTGGAAAAAAGGGGGCGCTGTACTGCTTGTAATGGATTCTGCGGTAAACCGGAGGCAGACGAGAATGCGGCAATAGCACCCCGCGCTGTAAGATTTGTCGGTAACTTCGCGAATGCATCTGATGCTGCCTTACCAATTGCAGCACCTAGACTCTGTGGATTTGCAATAATTTCTCCAATGGCAATGGGTCTTTCATTCCTAGTAGTCATGGTAAAACCCCTCTACCGTATAATATAAAACTTAAGAAGGTCTATTCTCATCTTTTGCATTTCCCATAGCCTTGCGCGTCTTTCTGGCCGACATCTCCTTCTTGGTCTTCAGAGTCATGGAGCGTGCATTAAATCCTATTTTCTTGAAGTACTGATTCGTATCCTTGGTATTACATGCGCGCAACTTTTCGCGCAAATAGCACACAAAGCTCACACGGGTATAAGGTTTCTTGGCACCCAGTGTACCCGTTTCCAGATCATCCTTATGAATCCTTGGAAGAGTCTTGTTGAAGGCAGCGTCATCTGGCAGTTCATACATCTCCGTGTTTGTATGCCACTCATGAACGTCCATGGCCAAGAAATCCCCCGTGCGAACATTGAAGCCTACGCCGTACTGGGGAAAGAGTGTATACCCTCCTTGGTATTTCCCACGCTCTATGACCGATAAATTGCCATATCCCTCCTTAAAATCTCCAGCGTCCTTGTGAAGCGCCGTCCGAAAATTGCGATTGACGGTGACAGAGGAAAAAGAGGTTCCTGCAATGTGTAAAAGGGGTTTCTGCTCTGCCGCAGCGCGCTGTAGCTTGTACCGGTCCGGGACAAGCTCTCGGAAGCAGTTGTCAATGGCTTGAATGAAGGGCAGTCCGTGTTTATAGTATTTCCAGAACCTGGCCGTGTACGAGGTAAGACGACACGGGAGTTTCATAAAGGGCGTGGCGTCAAAATACCCGAGTACGGAGCTAAATACGTTGTTATTCACGCGCATATTGCTCACGGCTTTGCCATCCAGTTTATACTTGGCCGACCACCCATTGATATCTGTCGGGTTTTTGCCCTTCCAGTACTTTCCTTTTACATCGATCGGCCCTGCAGCCGCCCCGCGGTTCCTTGACGGCGCGGCCGTAATCCAGAATCCTTCCCAGCCGATTTTAACAGTGGCGGGATCTATCACCTGTTTACGGAGTTTGGCGAGCAGTACCTCTTTCCCATCCTTCTCCGCGTAAATATCTACATCTGTGTCAAAGATGGTGTAGGTAGACTTGTCTTTGCCTTGTATTTCGGCCTTAATATTCCCATCGCCATCGCGACGTACCTTGCCCTTTTCCGCGTCATTGAAATGCGTTCCTTCTAGGGCTTCTATTTCTTCGGCGGTCAGCACAGGTTTTACGACGACCTTCTTGGCCTGTTTGCGCAAGGGCTTTTTCTCCTTGGGGTCAAACCCCTTGTAAATATCTGGGGGGAACTTCTGGAGCTCCATCTGCTATAAGCCCCTCTAAGATTTCTCCATTAGCCAGAAAGTTCCGCCAACGGCCAGTGTAATTCCTATGCCGATTCCTAGGCCACGCAAGAACGCCGCATAATCGGCCTCCAAGAAGTCGTTCGGCGTATATACTGGCGACCTGCCTCTTTGGCCCAGACGAGAATAATACTGGATTGCCTGCGTTTCCGTGAATTCCGGTTTTTTCAGGATTTTGTTCACTTCGTTGTGGAGTAGAATCGTCCAGCGGAATAGGTCAGTGCGATTATCTAGATGGGGTGTAATAGGGTATTTCTCTATGTGGGCATTATAGTGATCTCTACAGATTGGGCAAGGAATCAATAATTTCATGCTTTCAAAGAAATCCCTGGCTGCTTTCTTATGGGCGTGGGATGGTTTCATAGGATATCCGAGGGCCACGATATGTATCGTGTGCCAGAAAAAAGGTCCCCAGGTTTCAGGAGGAATATGCATTCTACTGTATATTCGGGAGATTAATGGTCTAAAAAACGCCTGTCATGTCTTTGAAGGAAGATGGAGAGACAGCGGAATAACGTTATCTGTAGTAATTGTGGAGGGCAGGGTCATGCGTTTCGGCAGTGTATTGCCCCTGTAACAAGTTACGGCGTCATCATGGTGCGTCCTACAAGCAGGGAATTTGATGTGGCCACGGCCCTAGCGAATAACCCAGGCTTTGTCACGGGCATGGAAAACCAGCCGATGGAATTTCTGCTCATTCAACGGCGCGATAGCCTCGGATTTATTGAGCTTATGCGTGGCCGTTATAAGGTGACAGATATTGACTATATTCGTCTACATATTGGCGGGATTACGGAGGAAGAGCGGACCAAATACAGCAGTGGTCCGTTTGAGAAGCTGTGGGCTGGTATGTGGGGACTGGATCATTCGCACCTGTACAAGAATGAGTATGAGATAGCAAAGGCAAAGTGGGAACAGATCCATGAGGGCGTGACGGACGTCAACGGGAAACGTTGGACGGTGGCCGACATCATTGCGTCTGCCGCGCCTGCTCCCCCCACACCCGAGTGGGGCTTTCCGAAGGGGCGTCGCGATGCACAAGAAAGTGATTATATCTGTGCCATGCGCGAGATGTATGAGGAGACTGGTGTTCGCGAATCAGATGTCATACCTATTAAGAATCTGGAGCCTCTCGTGGAATCCTTTTTCGGAAGCAATCACGTACATTATTGTCACAAGTATTATGTCGTGTGGGTGCCATATGATCTGAAAGTGGAGTTTAATAAGGAGAACGACCATATGCGCCGTGAAATAGGGGATCTTCAGTGGTTTTCCTTGGCCGAGGCAATGAAGCACTTGCGTGAAGACAATATTGAGAAGCGCGAGGTGCTCCTCAAGGCAGCATCCATCTTTCGCAATCTGTGCCCCTTCCCCGTAGCTCCTCCGTCAAAACGTCAAATATAATTCGGCTGCCCGTATAGATGGCAATTACGCCGCACCAATTGAAATTGCTGGCCGATTGGAGGTCGGTTGGGATAGCCAAAGGTGCCGACGACTGGGATTTCTCGGAGCGCGATAGACTCCTGGATGAGCTTATTAGGGAAAAGGTGTTTCCTGGGGAAGACCAGACAGAATACGAGCGCGCGGGCGGACTATATCCTGACCTGGAAGATACGGAGTTTATTATGAAATTAATTCGTAAGCAGGAGTTCCAGGAATCCAAGCAGAAATCCGTCAAAGAATCCATGGAAGAGGGCATAGATAAGTGTAGGACGGCAGAAGATTTTGAGATTACGCCTGTACAGCGTTTCGTGAGCCGATTCCTGTCTCCGAGAACGCCATACAACTCGGCGCTCCTCTTCCACGGTGTGGGTGTAGGCAAGACGTGTGCCGCGGTGACAGTGGCCGAGAGTTATTTGCACGAGTACCCCGCAAGGAAAGTGTATGTCGTGGCTCCTCCCAATATCCAAGAAGGATTCCGAAGGACGATTTTTGATATGAAGGCGCTCAAAGTTGTAAAAGGGGAGACGAATAAACACTCGGGCTGTACAGGAGACACGTATTTGGATATCACGGGTACATATACGGAATACAACAAGGCCACCATAGAATCTAGGGTGGGCAAGGCCGTGCGCAGTCGCTACGAATTTTTCGGATATACGTCATTTTATAATCATATCCTTGGACTCATGAGCGGAGTTCCGACAAAGGGCAGGACAAGAGAGCAGGTCGTGGATGCGCAGAACGCTGTCTTACGCGAAGAGTTCAGCAATCGCGTGATAATTGTGGACGAGGCGCACAATTTGCGTGACAATCCCCTAGAGGGCGAAGAGGAATCGGCGGATGATGCGAATCCGAGTGATTCCGCCGATGCGAAGGCCGGCAAGAAGTTGACTCCCTTCTTCAAGCGCGTCTTGGAAGTATCTGACGGCATTTCCCTGCTGTTGATGACGGCCACTCCGATGTATAACAGCTTCATAGAGATCATCTTCCTCTTGAATCTATTGCTCATAAACGACAAATACCCTGGCATGCTCCGTGTAGATGACGTGTTCAATGTAAAAGAGAAGAAGTTCGTGGAGGGCGGAGAGAAGGTTCTGGGTCGTATTGCTGGCCACTATATCTCGTTCATGCGTGGCGAGAATCCGCTCACATTTCCCCTGCGTCTCGTGCCCCAGTCGCCCCTCCTCATTACGGAGTGGCCCTTCAAAAACCCGAAGGGCGTGGATATTCACGGGGATGAAAGGTTGCGCAGCATCAAGTTGCCGTGCGTGGCCTCGTATTACGACGAGGAGGCCGAGCTCATGTACAAGAAAAAGTCCTTGGAAATTGTGAGCTCGGCTGAGGGGATGGGCATTACGAATATGGATATCCTAGTGCAAGCGGGAAATTGGATTTTCCCTGGCTCGGAAGGCGACGATTTCATGGACCGTATTCGTCAAGTCGGATTTGATCGTACCTTTGTAAAAGAGAAGCGCGGTGGGCTCGTGTATTTCCGCAACGAGGATGAGGCCAGGGGCGCGAGTTGGCTCTTATATGAGAATCTGTCTGCGTACAGCGCCAAGTGCCGGGTCTTACTGGAACGCCTGAATAATAGTCGCGGTGTCTGTTTCGTCTACAGTCGTTTTGTGCCTTCTGGAGCTTTGAGTATTGCGCTGGCCTTGGAGGCGAATGGCTATACGTGCTGGAATCGCGATATAGGATTCTTGGGCGAGGGCAATCAGCATCCCCAGGGTAGACAGTGCGCGCTCTGTCCTCGGCATGAGCAAGGGCATGGGCAAGTGCCCGAAGAGGCCGGCACGGCCGCGCACACCTTCAAGCCGGCAAAATACGTCTTACTCACTGGCTCCGAAGAGCTGTCTCCCACGAATGCAAAGTCCATTGACGCTGCGCGGGCACCCACCAACAAATACGGCCAGGATGTGAAAGTCATCCTGGGTTCGCAGGTGGCGGGCGAAGGTCTTGACTTGAAATATGTAAGAGAGGTGTTCGTGTTTGACAGCTGGTACCACTTGAATAAGCTGGAGCAGGTAGTCGGTCGTGGTATTCGCAATTGTTCTCATGCGAGTCTTGAACCTGCGAAGAGGAACTGTACCGTGACCTTGCTGGTTAATGCCTACAATACGGACCCGGCCACGGAATCCATAGACATGTATTCTTACCGCATGGCTTTGCGCAAGGCGCTCATTGTAGGACAGGTGACGCGTGTGATAAAGGAGTACGCGATAGACTGCTCGCTGAACAAGGATGCCATTGTTATGACTAACCTTGACCCTATACCTGTGTTATATGACAGCCAGGGAGCAGAGAGACGCGATGTCCCCATAATTGATGTGCCTTTTACACCTTTGTGCGACTGGGTAGAGACGTGCGACTACGACTGTAAATATGTGCGCGGGCGTGGTGGGTTGAGTGTGGCTATCAACACGGACATACCCATTGAAATGCAAGACAGCTCTACATATGATGAATACACGGCGAGATTCCAAATGAATCGCCTTAAGAATTATCTCATTGATAGAATCACAAAGGGCACGCCCTTTGTCACGTTTGAGAAGATTAGCAATGATTTTGCCATTATACCTGCGCCTCTATTGCGTTCTTTACTGACGGATATTATTCAACAGAGGATTCGCATTGTGACAAAATATGGGACGGGCTCTATTATCTTACGCAACGGCTATTATATTTTTCAGCCGAGTTCTTTGAAAGATACGAGTATTCCTATTGCGTTGCGTACGATGGTTGTGCCTGTTCCTAGGGATCGGTTTGAGCCGAAGGCCGAGGAGCTAGTACAGCATGTCAGTGGGGATGGTACGGGCGATGGGGCTGGGTCAGAGGCCTTGTGGCCGAGCGTTCTTGCGTGGACTGCCAAGATTCGTAATGGAGAAGAAGGGGCTGGAGCAGTACCCGAGGCAATTGTGGTGGCCGTGAATGCCTTGAAACAGAGTTTGGGGAAAACAAAGGCGCAGGGAGAGAGGCTGGAGATGCTCAGTTGGCTCTATAACAATGTAAAAGGGGATGCTGAGGTGCGGGGTGTATATGCCGATATAGTTGCCGAGTTTTTCTGGGATGAGTTCGTGCCGACGGCGGTGAAGGTGGCTCTGTTTAAGAGTGGGCATGAAGATGAGACTCTACAGGCGGTTGTGAAGGAGTCGTTTTGGATTATGGAAGATGTGACCTATATTCGCATCCTTGATTCTGCCACGAATGAGATTATGTATTTGTATGTTAATGCAGCCACAGGCGCAGTTGACCCGTGCCCGCGTGCGGTGATAGAGGTGCTTGAGAAAGATACGGTGCGTGACCCATTACTCAAGAAGAAGATCAATGTGATCACGACAGGATATGAATATGGATTTATTATCTTTCATCCGAAGAAGAAACAGCTTGTGTATAAGAAAAATACTCCCCCTGTACCTGGTGCGAAGATAACAAGAGGATCTGAGTGCTCTATAAACAGTAATACGAGCTATGAAATGAAACGTTTGCGGACATTTGGTAAAAAATTACAGGAAGCGGGGAAACATACCTTGGGAATGGATGTGATACATGAAGATAGTGCGAGAAATTCTGTGCGCGTCTGTACGGTAAGCGACATGGTTATGAGATATTTGGATAAGATACAATTTAACGCGAAGCGCTGGTTTTATAGGCCTTTGGAGTCAAAACTACATGGTCATCCGTTGAGATGAGGGCCTAGGCCCTTTTATATAAGCAGGGTCTAAAAATGAAACACTGCACCTACGTTAGATAAGGTCCCCAAGATGGAACAGATCGCCGTATTTCAGGACAAGGTCGTTATATCCCCCATAGACCTTCACTCGGATGTGGTATCGTTTGATGACATTATCTTGGCCAAGCTGAAAAAGCAGTTAGAGGGAAAGTGCTCTAAGCATGGCTTTGTCATTCCAGGGAGTCTGGAGATGCTCAGTCGTTCTATGGGCATTTGTGAGAAGGGTCGTGCCACCGCGGATTTCATTTACTTTGTAAAAGCGCAGGGTAAGGTGTATAATCCTCCCGATGGCACGGAGGTTGTTGGCGAGGTGAGTCTCAAGAATAAGATGGGTTGCTATGTGGTTGTCGACAATGCCGTGCGCATCATGGTACCTCGCGACCTTCATATCGGCAATGATGTATTTGACGGTATTTCTGTGGGTGACCGGATTCGTGTGCTGATCAAGAAGTCGCAGGTACGAGTGAATGCCACCCACATCCTGAGTATTGGCGAGCTAGTGGGGGTTGATTCTGCAGCAGCGGTGCCGGCTATTCCAGAGGAGGAATCTGAGGCCGAGGGAGAGGCAGAGGCTGGGGCCGAGGCCGAAGAAGAAGATGATGAGTTACCCGGGTTGGCAGAACCGGCGGAGTAAATCCCGGGCATGCGTAAGAAGGAATAATTCATAAGGTTCACAAACATAAGAATGTGCGACACAGAGTTTGAGAAAAGAAAACAAATTATGGAAGATATTCGTGGGTTCAATCGCGCCGAGCAAGAGGAGTTATATCGCATTCTCCGAAGATGTTCGGAAGAACTCAGTGAAAATCGTAATGGCATTTTTTTTGATCTCATGAGTCTGAAACAAGAGACTGTAGACAATATCAAACAGTGGATCACCTTCTGTAAAAACAATCGCACGAGCTTTGAGAGCCGTGAGAAGGAATTAAACAATCTCATGCATACTGGAGCCGAAGACTCTAAGGCCTAAGGTGGTTTCATGTATATTATACACGTAAGGACGATGCTAGATTTTCGTCGCATTATCAACAAAAACCCCTCTCGCGATCGTTGTGTTACAACATTCGCGAAAGAGATTGGCGAGACCTGTCGCATGGAGTCAAAGGATATGTTGTGGGGCTCTCGTATTTGCCATCTCGTGCCGGCGCGTCTGACGACCGCGTGGCTCATGTCCGAGGACCCTCTGATGCTTATTGCCGGCGATGGCTACAGGGCCACCGAGGTACGCGACAAGGCATTTGCTCTTCAGGAAGAGGCACTTGCGAATCTCCGTGGCAATCGCAAGCTGACCAAGGCAAAGATGGGCGACGCGCTCGCTTCCGTGAAGCCGAGTGCAGATCAGACAAAGGTCGTAGCAATGATTATTTATGCACTAAAGAAGATTCAGACAGTGTGTTTTGACGTGGAGACCAAGGCCGTGTGGACGGTGCCGGAAGATTTTCGGGCGTGGAATAATGGCCTGAAGACGCTGTGGGTGGATGCGCGGTGCGAGATTATGTTAGAGGGTGGTGGGCCGAATTTCGCTAGGTGGATCAGTAATCGCCAGGATGATGGGTGGACGATTGATTGGCCTGTGGCCGATGGGAGTCTAGAGGAAATCAAGGCGCGGGCGCAGGTGCTTGGACTACATCCTCGGCCTGCCGAGCTGGGTGCAAAGGTGAAAAAGGAGGATTGGGCAAAGGCTCTCGGACGCGCCGAGGCTATTCAAAAATTGATAGCCAACTAAAGGTTTTCTCCTAGGTCTCAACTAGAAACCATGGAGCTCCGCCCGGCCGAAGCAGATGCCCTTAAGAGGGTCATCGAAGAGTGGAGGGTCCATGATGGGTGGGAGTTAGAGGCAGGCTTCAAGGGGAAGACTGTCGGTGAGACGACCACTTTCCTTTCTGTGGCTCAGCGCCTGGAGGCGAAGGGCTATCGTGCCATGCCTCAGGAGGACTATATGAATATTATCACGCCGGAGCAGGTGCGTTTTACCGTGACGGGGCTGGGCGACATTCAGCGCTACTGTCGGGAAGACAGCCTGGAGAATATCTCCTTCACGGCCATGATAAAGGACAGGGCAGGCGTGGAGAGCAATGTGGATTTGAAGGAGTACGACGTGCGCGTGAAGATTCGGCGGGAGATTGCTTTGGCCGAGAATGACCCTGTGGTCGTCCAGATGCTCGGGCGCTGGGAGAGTCAGCGCAAGGCCTTTCGTCTGATGCGTCGGTGGAGCTTTATAGATGAGGCGAATGGAGTGCGCTTTGACCTGAGTATGGTGCGCAGTTCCTTTACGGATGCGAGGGGCACATATCTGTGGCAGACGAGGTTTGGGGAGCGCGACATTACACGTCGTCCAGCGACCTACGAGATGGAGGTGGAGCTACTTCGTGGGTCTGCTAGCGCAGCAAAAGCGCCAGCAGCAGGGGCCGCCGCGCCAGCAGAAGGAGCAAAGGCTCTGAAGAATCTCGTGCGCGGTGTGGGCGAGGTCTTGCGCGGAATTCACAAGCACAGCATCTTAATCCGCAAGTCGGTCGCGGGGAAGGTGTTAGAGGGGTATAAGAGGTTGACCGGCACGGATCGCTTTCGTGGCGTGGCCCCTATTACACTTCTGCTGGAGAACATTGTAAATACACGGGTCAAGGGAGTGCCCAATATCCGCGACGGCTACAACGTTACGGACAAGGCCGATGGTCTTCGCACGATGGGCTACGTGGACGAGTCCGGCGAGCTGTTCTTGTTGGACATGTCGCTGAATGTGTATCGCACTGGCCTAGTGCGCTCTGCCGTGGCCGATTCTCTCGTGGACGGCGAGTTCGTGACGCGCGATCGCGACGGCAATCCTATCCAGCAATACATGATCTTTGACTGCTATGTGGCTCCAGGGGCCAGGGATATCACGAAGTTGCCCTTTGCCGGCCAGGGGGCGGAGAAGCGTGAGGGTGGACGCTTTGGCGAGATGATGGCGTGGATAGAGAAGTGGAATGCTGGTGAGGGGCCGTCTGTCGTGGCGTCGGCGGGCGTGACGGACCGCAATAAGATTCTCGTGTCCGTGAAGCGTTTCATGTTCGCGAATGCTGCGGACAAGAGCGTATTTAGTGCGTGTGCTCGCATCCTTGACGCTGCAAAGATGTACCACACGGACGGCTTGATTCTCACGCCGAATCTGTTGCCTCTTCCTGAGCGACCGGGCGTAAAGTTCGCCGAGCAGTTGAAGTGGAAGCCGTCAGACGAAAACACGGTGGATTTCTTGGCTACGTTTGACAAGGATCCGGAGACGAAGGAGGACGCTGTGTATACGGGCACTGGCAACGGAGGAGCTACGGTACAATACAAGGTGATGCACTTGTATGTGGGAAGTGACACGGACCCGGCATACGACGACCCGCGTGGCACAGTACTCTTTGAACAGGCTTTGCCTGGATCTGCTGCGGTCGCACAGGGATTCCGTGGACGCCGGCGCGAGTATAAGCCTGTGCTCTTCAATCCGGTGGATTTGCCCGATACGATGGCCAATACCTGTTACATGGAGGTGGAGGATTCTGTGACTGGTGAGGATCTTGTACGCTGTGAGAACGGAGACCCGATTGAGGACAAGAGTATTGTGGAGATGCGTTACGAGCCGAAGAACGCGAGTGGATGGCGGTGGATTCCCATGCGCATTCGTTACGATAAGACGGAGCGATTCCAGCGCGGAGAGCTCGGTCGTACTCTGAACAAGGACGAGGCTGCCGAGGGTGTTTGGAACAGTATTCACGAGCCGGTAACGGAGCACATGATTCGTACAGGTGCAGAGCAACCTTCCGCAGAGGAGTTAGAGGAGATTGGCGGAGCAGTGGCACAGCTGGCTTCAGGGGAGATTTCCAAGGTCTACTACGACCGCAAGTCGGAGAAGAAGGATTTGATGATTGTGAAGGGACTGCGCGAATTTCACCGCCGATATGTAAAAGAGAAGATTCTGTGGGGGCGGGGGTTGCGCGGAGGCGGGAAGACGCTGGTGGACTTGGCTTGTGGTCAGGGCGGTGATTTGTGGAGTTGGGTGAATTTGAATGCGAGTTTCGTGTATGGCACGGATATTGCTGGCAATGGTATTCGTGACCCGAATGACGGCGCGTATCGTCGGTATTTGAATGCGGTGATGAAATACGGGGGCTATGATAATGTGGGGAAGATGGTCTTTACGATTGGGAGCTCGGCGAAGAATCTGTCCACGGGCGAGGCGGGTGCTAGCTCGGAGGAGGCGAATATTATGCGGGCTATTATCGGCAAGGTGGCTCCTGATGGCCCTGTACCGCCGTTTGTGAAAAATAATGCGATGGGGAAGCTACGGGGTGGGGCCGATTGCGTGGCGATTATGTTTGCCATCCACTATTTCTTTGAGAACGAGATGAGCCTGGCTGGGTTTATGCAGAATGTGAGCGATTGCTTGAAGATTGGGGGCTTGTTTATCGGATGCTGTTTCGATGGCCAGCGTGTCTTTGATGCGTTGCGGGGCCAGGAGGAGGGTGGCACCTTGATGGGCTCGGACGACAAGGGCGAGGAGGTGTGGCGTATTACGAAGAGGTATTCTAGCACGGATTTGACGAACACTGTGGACTCACTTGGAATGGCCGTTGATGTGAAGTTCTTGAGTATTGGAACGGAGCAAAAGGAGTATTTGGTGCCGTTTGATTTGTTGCGTGCCGAGATGGGGAAGATTGGGTGCGATCTCTTGACGGATGCTGAGTGCAAGGAGATGGGACTGGTGGCGAGTACGGAGCTGTTTGACAAGACGTATGCGGCTGCGACGAAGGCGGGGGAGAAGTTCGCGATGATTCCCGTGGTACAGCAATACAGTTTCTTCAATAGGTGGTTCATCTTCAAACGCCGCCGCGGCACGGCCGCCGCCGAAGGCGAAGGAGAGGCGGCAGTCGTGGAAGAGGCTCAGGCTCCCGCTGCAACCGTGGCTCCTGCTGCAACCGTGGCTCCTGCTGCCGCAGTCAAGGTTGCTGCGCAAGAGCCTGCTGCCGCTTCGCTGGCCAAGAAATACACGCCTACTCAGCTTCTCCAGTTCTACTCGGCCGCGCCTGACTTGTCCGACGCCAAGCTTGCCCAGCTAGAGCTCGGCGCCGAGTTCAGGGACGCCGCGAGATTCCTAGCTCCGTCCACGATTTCTCCCATCAAGGACGACGACTTAGAGTACCCTTCCACGGACCATTACATGGCAGCCATGAAATACAAGCTCGCGTCCGATCGTCCGGAACTGGCCGCGCAATTCGCCATGGGTGGTGGTATTCACCAGAAATACCTGGCTGCCCTCGCCAAGCCCGGTGCGAATGTGAAGAAACTCGCCAAGGCCGAGTCCGATGAACTCGCGAAACCTTTGGAGGGCGTGGCATTCAACGAAGGTCTCTGGCTGACCCTCAAGGACACCGAGCTTCGTAAGGCGCTCGCGTACCGTCTCGCCCACGACGCGCGCTTCTTCGCCATTGTGGACGCTGCGCGTAGAAAAAAGCTCTACCTCCTCTTCTACACAGGGCCCGGTGTTGGGTCAGATTTGGGCGGGAAGCGCACAAATGCCGGCACAATTGAAGGGCAGAACAAGGTCGGCAAGATGATTATGGAGCTGGCGAAGTTTACTTGAATGGCCTTAGATTTATTTATACAAGTATAGTTTTTATTATAATACATTATAGAAGGATGGCATGTCTACCAGTTGGTACGAGAGTTGATTTTGGTTCTTCTTTCACGGGGTTTGGTATTCCTCCGGGACAAGCTCCTAATCCACAGAATACGGGAGTAGTTAAAGAAATAATATATATTGTGAAGCGTGATGCTGTAAAGCCTGCACAACCAGCAATTGGTAGCCCTCCAGGATTTGGTGAGCCTCCAAGTCCATTTGGCGCCCATCCGAGTACATTTAGCGCCCATCCGAGTCCATTTGGATTTGGCTATATTCCGCCTAGACCTGCCTCTAAATTTGCAGTTTGTTCACAGAAGAGAGGTGGTATTTCTAGTTCAGCATTAAAAGAAGGGATTTATCTAGAATATATTGATAAAGTTATTGAAGGTGGTGGAAGACGCAAAGCGACGAAAAAAACTCGTCGTAAGAACAGTCGTTTATCCAGAAGAAACAAATAAATATTATAATTTAACAACCACATTTAGCGAATGATCATATATTTACGCGCCGAAACCTATCCGAATGAGTACAGAGTACCCCTTGTTCCCTGTGATGTAAAAAATCTTATATCACAAGGCCACACGGTATATGTGGAGTCATCACAAAGCCGATTTATTCCTGATTCTGAATACGCTGCGGTAGGCGCGCTCATACGACAGAGTCCCTGGTGGGAAGAGTCCAGTGAGACCTTGATAATAGGTCTTAAAACCTTAGACAATCTAGATAAGCTGAATAAACACAAACACATATATTTTTCCCATAGCTACAGAGATCAAAGTGGAGCAAAAACAATCCTAACGGCCTTTGCCAAATCGTCCAGTATCTTATATGACCTTGAATATTTCCACACACCTACAGGCTCGCGAGTATTAGCCTTTGGCCTATACGCAGGCAAAGTAGGCGCCGTCCTAGGTCTTTCCCAGCATTATAAGAGGAGTAATGGTGAGCCCGACATCCAAGACTTGAAGCCTTGGCCAAGCCATGGGGCTATGATGGAGTCTTGTAAGTCAGCAAATCCCCGTATATTAATAATAGGCGCTGGTCGTTGTGCGCAGGGTGTAAAAGAGGTGTTAGAGGAAAGGTGTCTGGCCTATACACAAATTGGAAAGGACTTGGTACCAGTTATGAGCGCATACGATATAGTATTCAATTGTATACTGTTAGACCCGGCATATAATCATGTATGGATTAAACCTGCTGATGTTATCACGAAGCCTCTGTTAATCGTTGACATTAGTTGTGATTACAGTAAGCCAAATAACCCAATTGCAGTTTATGAGACCGCCACAACATTCCAGGCCCCAGTATTCAACTATAATCACAATCTTAGTATAATCGCCATTGATAATTTGCCATCATTGTTACCTCGTGATTCATCCACAGAATTCTCAAATCGCCTCACAGACCTTCTTTTACACTATGACGACGCTTCGTGGAAAAGGAATCTGGGTATATATTACGATAAGAGTGGCGTGTTGAAATACCCACGTATTTAAATATAATTATATACAGAATGGCGAGTATCCATACGAATGTGCTTTCCGAAGAAGAATTACATTATTTGAATAATCTCCCCGAAGTCCTTTCTGCCAAGGCTACATTGGATTCCAGAGCATCTGGAAAGGTATATTTTTCAGTATCTATAACCGATTCTATTCGTGGCACTTTACAATCGCGATTCGGTTTAGATCTTTCTACACAGTCCACGATACCTATGCGTTGGATTAAGGGCGATACTGCTCCCCACATAGACACTGGAGCGTCAAAATTTCAAAACACATATTTAGTCTATCTCAATGACTCGCCCGGCGAACTCATTGTAGATTCCCAGAGTTATCCGATTGAGGCCAATGCCGGTTTTGTATTCCATGAGGGCCTTTCTCATGAAACACGTGCCACAGAGGATGTTCCTCGTCTATTGCTTGGCCCTATGAATGAAATGGCAGAGCCTGTTGGTAATTCAGCGGGTATATACTATTATGCTACACAGCAAAATGCCCTTGGTGGTGGAAATACTATAGCATATAGTGGATATCAAATATATACGGTTGGTACAATTATAAATGGTTCACTTGGATCTTATACAAGTTGGAGAATAGCTTCTAATAGTAGTGGTTCATCTCCACAAAATGCTGTATATCTAAATGGAAGTGTTTTAAATTCAGATGGTGATTTGGCATACTATTATTTATATCCTGCAGCCCCATGCTTCTTAGAGGGTTCAACCATTCTCTGCCAAGTAGATGGTGTTGAAAAATATATCGCTGTTGAAGAACTCAAGAAAGGAACCCTTGTAAAAACGTCATTGAATGGATACAAGGCCGTTGTCTTAATTGGTAAAGGAAGTATTCAAAACCCTGGCAATGATGAACGCACGGAAGATCGTCTGTACAAATGTTCGCCTTCCAAATATCCTCAACTCAATGACGATCTCTATATTACAGGATGCCACTCTATTCTAGAGTTTCCTATAACAGAAAAACAAAAGGAAGATACTATAAAACATCTTGGTAAATTATTTGTCACGGATAAGAAATATAGAATTACGGCTTATGTGGATGAACGTGCCGAGCCTTGGAACTCTGAAGGGACATATACTATTTGGCATTTTGCCCTTGAGAATAATGATGAAAGAATGAATTATGGTGTTTATGCGAATGGAGGATTACTTGTGGAATCATGTGCTATATTTACCTTGAAAAATAAATCAAATATGAGCTTGGACTTATAGGTATTATAAAATTGACCCGTAAACCCCGTGATATTCTCGGTCCCGCCCACTAATCATGTACCCCATTGCTCCCTATACAGGAGGCACACCCCTAGAGCCATGGATGACGCTTGCTATTAAGAATCGTCATCCACGCGACAATAATATTCACTTTGACGAACCCACCCACATCTACACCGTCAATGGAACTTCTCGCCATTTCGTCTCTGTTACAGGCCTTCACCACCATCTCTTCAGCGAGTTTGACAGCGACAGGGTCATTCGCAATATGATGAACAAACCCAATTGGCCAGAGAACAAGTGGTATTATCTGAAAACCGCCGAGGCCATCAAGGCCAAGTGGCGTGAGAATGGTCGTGAGGCGAGCGAGGCAGGTACCGCCATGCATCTCGGCATTGAGATGGTTATGAACGGAGCTGAGGCAATTGTGAATCCCGCCGTGAAAGCGAGCAAGGAGTGGGAGTATTTCTGGAATTACTGGAAGAAGGATTCCCTCATATGGGAGCCGTGGCGCAGTGAGTGGGATGTCTATGACGAGGAGTTAAAGATTTCCGGGCAGATTGATATGGTCTATCGCAACAAACACGACGGTACCTTTGCGATTTATGACTGGAAGCGCACGAACAAGATGGAGTTGGACAACAAGTACCAGAAGGGTCTAGGGCCCGTGAGTCATCTTCCTGACACGAACTACTGGCACTATACCATCCAGCTGAATCTCTATCGCTGGATCCTGGAGAAGCATTATGGACTGAAAATCAGCGAGCTAGCACTTATTGTTCTACATCCGACCAATAAGAACTACAAAATCTACAAGCTCAATAGGCTTGAAGAGGAGATAGAGGAAATTCTGGAGGCAAGGCGTCGCGCTGTGAAAGAAGGCAAGGGCAAGATTTACATCTTCAATGAACCGGCTTCTGCTCCTGCGGCAGCAGGGCAGATGGAAGAGGAGGATGAGGAGGACGCAGAACCTCTTCCCAAGATGTGTATGCTATCGGATGATTAAGGTCCTAGAAACTCCAGAAGTTGCTCAGACAATATATTTTTCCCCACAGGTCTAATGCTGGAAGAAGAACCAGAAAGAAACCCAACATCCCCTTGGTCATCCTGTACAATGAGTAAAAGGGGTCCATCTGCGCTGACAATGCTCTTCATCACCAGGGGCTCCACCGGTTGGTCAGGTAGATAAGCAATCTGTAGAACCGAGGTGTTTAGACGACGCGCCACGAGGTCCAGTGCTTCTTGCGATACGAACGTGGGTATATCTTCTGTCTGCCCCTTCTCGGCCAGCTCAGCATCCGTGAATGCTCCTTTCGCTAGGGCCTGGAGAGTGTCCACGGCCGACTCCGCAGGAATATAATGTAGACGCCCCTTCTTATCCATTAATCCAGCAAAAATCGCAGGCACCTCGGACTCAGCCTGGGGCTGGATTATGCCAAACTCCTCATAGTGTCTCGGCTCTTCCGAGGTACGAATTCTCCACTCGGCACGAAGGAATTCCATCCAATCATCACTGCTCTCTGACACGACAAATTGATTTCCACTGCGGAAGGCCTTGGTGAGTTTCGTATATTTATTGATCTTATTCGCAATGAGCTCGGCCCTCTTCTTCGGAAATCGGATCAGTTCCTCAATCAAGCGCCGAATCATCAGGCCTTTCACATCTCCAGGAGAGTTCGGCACATGTAAGAAACATTTGCCCTCACCTTCTCTCCATGAGCAATAATTGTTACACGAAGCCTTGTCCTGTATAACACGACAGTCGGCCCGCTTCAATGACGGCTTTCTCTTAGGATGCGTCACCGAAGAATCCAGCCAACTCATCACCTCATTCCCCAATTTAATCAAGAGCCGTTGACGCTTTTCAAAGAGCGGAAGTGTAGGCCTATATAAAATGGCATTGAGCTGTTCTCGCATTCCAGGAGGCTGTACCGCTAGCCAATTCGCAAACGTGAACCGAAGATGCTCATATATCTCCTCCAACTCCTTGTAATCTATTTCCATCGTTGCATCTTTCCCCTTCTTTACATCGCCTTTACACGCCGTGCCAAATACGAGACGGGTATCAATGCACCAACTTGACTCCTGGCCTTCTTGTACAAACTCCGATTCAAAAACCGTATCACCCACCTCGGGCTTCTTCACAGGCACGATGATTCCGTTGACGAAATGTAGGCCATACATATCTTCGCGCTCAGGAACCGACCTATCTAGACGCCATACACCGTCAATTGTATATGCTTCCTTCATCTGGCCTTCTAACGCAGGTAAAATACGCGTATCATAAAACTCCTTCGCCACCGTGGCAGAAGCCAGTTTCGTCATGAAGTTCCGCCAGTCCAGCTCCACTTTGAGCTCCGTATGTATTGTACCGTCATCAATCACAGGGACAAGTATAATACCACCGGTCTCATGTTTGAATAAGACACCAGAAATATGGTTATAGGTGTCGCGCAGAATCGCATAGGTAGGAGAACCGCCCAATGTAATAGCCATGCTTAGAGGTATGAGAGTGGCCGGATTTATCTTGGGCGAATCCGTATATATACCAATGCCACTGCTATGGCACATTCTCTTATACTCCTGTAGGCGCCTGTGTACAATCTCTGGCCATTTATCGTCATCTTCTCTCTTGAATACCATAAACGAACGATGAGTCCCTTTTTCCGGGATATTTTCCGTATATATCACGGGCTCCCATACATTCGTGTAATAGTGTAAAAGGAAGGCTATGTCGCATCTGTTGACCATTTGCTCTGTCACACCATACGGAGGACAGCGCAACTGTATATCGCCCTTGGAACCCACCTCTAACACGATGAACAGGACTCCATTGGGGGATAAAAGCCGAGGAAGCGAGAGAAGTTGCGCAAACTGGCGATATTCTTTGACATGTGTAGGGGTTTCCATGAACTGGTTGAATTTCTCATAGGATTTCCACGAGCGAACAATGGCCTCGCGGTGTGTACCAACACCAGAATCGAGGATGAGTCCGCGCGTGGCGTATTTGCGTATGACGATTTCAGGAGGCTCCACCATGGCCGGATTGAAAAAGTCAAAGAGGAAATTGCCGTAGTTGAGTGACATGAATACGGGCGGTTGTACAACTGCTTTTATGTGCTTCTTCATTTCTTCGGCCGAGTTAAAATTAAATGCCGGCGCGATGGCGGCCAAGAAGGCGATAGGCTGGTGGCGTTTACGATTTTCAACGGCGATTCTCAAGAAACCCGAGGCGCTTATGGAGTCTCCGCGTGAGATGAGTTTCCAGATGGTGTGGTCATTCACCACAATCTCGCGGGAATCCTGGGCGAAGAAGGCGTCCATTTGCTTCGTCAATATGCCGATCTGTGGTCCCTTCTTCGGAACAATTTCCAGGGGCACCTTCTCTGCCCCCACAATATACCAGGATTTGTTGTTGTCTAACTTACTCTTATAGTTCGCCTCCACGTCCTCCTCGGGCTCCTTTACAGCTCCCTCTTTCTCGGCCTTGAATGCGGGATGATTATCCGTGGTGAGCACCGAGTCTTTCAGGAAACAACACGGCAGATACAGCCCATCAGGATGGTTCGTCTTCTTGAGAAAGCGCACGAACAAGTGGGCCTTGTTATCGGCCGATTTCAGCTTCGGCGCTCGTTCAATGACGGACTCGCCTTCCACAACTTTGACACGGTCTTTCACAGGGCCATCGTGGCAGAAGGGGCACGTGTTCTTGCCTTTGAAAATCCCCTTTCGGTCAAGACTGGACTCATAGTCGGCCTTTAGGATCACCATTGCATCCTTGCGACACCAGAGCGGAGCGCACATGAAAATATTCGCCTGCCCCTTTGACATGTTACTGCCATATTTGAGAGTCGTGACCACCTCAATACGCGGGTCCGAAGGAGGCGCAGGTTTTTGCCCCTTTTCCAGCGGATAGTCTACCCAGTACACAGTAATCTTTTCTTTTTTAGCAGGCTCAAGAGCATCATATGCTTCCTTCGTGGTATACGTGTTTTCTTCGTAGAGTTCGCGCATTCGCGTGTATTCTCCCTCGCTCATGACGGCCGGCTGTTTCATCGCATTCGCCGCGCACATACTAGAGTATTTGGTGGCTTCGGTATCTCCTGCGGAATACTGGAATAGCTTTTTGTCGTAGTAATCAAGGCGCTGAGAGAAATATGTCTTTGCCTTGGCCTTCTTCAAATCTACGGCTACGGCCTCAGGAGGCTCATCGTCTTCTGCGGTGGCTGCGAGTTTTTGAAGGGGTGATAAAGGAGACGCGGGCAGGGGGGGGTGGGACAGAGAGGCAGGAAGAGGCGGATAATCTTCCTCTATATATCCAACATCTCCTAAGACATCTTCAAAGACCCCTTCTTGAGGCCAAGGTGGAGTTGGAAGAACAGCATCTGCATCTGCCTGCTCATCTTCATCCGCTTCCGCTTCAGCCTCAGCCTCGGCCTCGGCCTCTTCTTCTTCAGCAGTGGCGTAGCAACGTTTCAATTCACTGAATTCCTCAGCCCCCAAACTAATCATGAGAGACAGCATAGAATAAATACGGCGCAAGCTAATGAGAGAATTCACGCGATACATGTGGAAGGTGTAAAAGGGATATTTGCCGAAGATGGCCACATCTATGCCAGGATTATTCGCCAGTTTGTAGTCAGACGTGACCGGATCGATAACCTCGTACTGAGACATGTTATCAAGAAACCCTTTTACTCTTGCTTGCGCGGTTGTAAGGGGTACATCAAACTCTTCCATATAGAACTTCACTAGGTCGGCCAAGCTCGTCTTGCCACTGAGTTTCTGTAAATCTAGAATACGATGTAGGAACTGAAAATCTTTGCTCGGCGTCTGGAAATTGTCCACGGCCTTGTAACGAATAAATGCGATCGGGTCTTGAAATCGCAGAGGGCTCGCTGCCACTTGGAAGAGCGGGCGATAATAAGGAAGTACTGCATTAATAGATTTGCGAGTAATGGGGCGTTTGTCTTCCTTGTCTAGCCAGAGGGAGAGAACAATATAAGCATCTTCTATAGTGATATTATCGGGCGTGTATAAGGGCATAGGTGCTGCCTCTGCCGCGGCGGCAGCGGCAGCAGCAGCAGCCACAGAGGCAGGTTCTAGAACAGGAATGGCCGTGGTCACAGTTTGTAGGGCCTGGTCAAGTCTAAAAAGATCCGTGGCCTCTGTCAGCGACTTTGTATTCGCATCTGGCTGTACAATAAATTTCGCCGAGCCGTCTTCATGGATGAACATGGTAGCGAAGAGCGGGTTCGTGGCAGAAGGGCGAACAAGTACTTTCATCATAATAAGACTTTCTTCAGGCGTCAGCGACTTCTGTTGCGACCACTGTAGCAATAGATCAGGATATTCAAAGACGGGTGCACCTTCGGGACCTTCCACATAGACCTTGCTTAAGGGGGAAGAAGACCGCTGATAGAAGCGTATATAAGGAACATCCTTTGACACGAGTGTCTCATAAAATACGTGCTCTAGCTGAAACGGTTTATACGCAGGAGTTACATACGGCCTTGGCCACATGAAGCGAAGATTGCGTATGCCCGATAAATTAATATCATCATCGCGATATGATTCGCCAGGTTTTCTGAGAGGCGTTTCTTGCAAATGCGTGTCAATCAATTCCAGCATTTGTTGACGGCACGCATATCGTTTGACCATCGTCTTTTTATACGACTCGGCCTGATTAGTCAAAGAACCATCTTCCTGCTCCTTCTGTCGTTCAGGGAAATAGATCTTCATGATGCCTTCCCAGATCGGACGACCCATCGGCTTCATGCCCGTATAATGACGATACAAATCGTTGTATAAGAAGAGATCCAGCTCATACGTAGCCTTGGGTATAAAACAGACCGTGGATTCCAGGGTCTTGTTCATGAGCGAGAGGATTTTAATCATCTTGGAAGATCCTTCTCCATCCACGAACGCGGTATCGGGCCGTTTATTCTCCAGAAGAAAGAAGGGATTGTGTAAAAGGAGGTTGTTCCACACTCGGTACTGGCCATGAAGGAAATTTCTCGGATTTTTCGGGTCCTTGTATCGCTTGAGAAGACACTGGTTCTCAGGGTGGAATTCGTCATTTGTTCCGCTCTCCACGTAAATACGCGCACATAGGTCGGCCAGGGTTTGGAAGGGGTACATGTTATTGATGGTGAGCGTTTCAGTCGGCACGAGTTCCCTAGGATTTCTCATGACGTTGATGACGATGTTTATACTGCCATAAGGGTCTTTCAGATTTGAAAAGATTCTGGGATGGAGAATATCTTTTATGAAGCCCCCATATGTCTTCTTATCTTCTGCCGCCATCTAACGTAAAATGTCAATTATTCCCCAGAGAAAAGTCGGTACCATCCTTTTTCGGATCATAGGCCGGTGCGTCTGTAATATGCATGCCACAGTAAGCAACAGGCTGAGATTTGAAGTCCTGGTAATGATATATGCCGTTGGCCTCGGCCTGTTTGAGAAGCCAGCCAAAATTGTTCCAGAACTCGGGGTCATGACCTAGACTGGGCGTAACCACGTGCGCCATTTCGTGGAGAGCCACGAAGACCATCACATTCTCTTCCATCAGCGTCTCATTCTGCCCTTGGCGCTGTCGGAGACATAGATGTATCTTCTCACCCTTGTTCACACTGTAACTGGTATGTTCAGCATCGGGCGTGGCTTCCAAAAATCTCTCGGGGCTCGGCTGGAAATTCGCGATCCACTGACGTACTTGGGCTTTATTGGGGAATTTCTCCTTGACAATCATGTAGAGCTTCTCCATCTTCCTTCTTACACTTGCCAGCAGATCGGCAGCCTTTTGTTTGTCGGGCATGTCGCGGACTTTATATGTTCTGCCGTCCACAGTGCTCTTTACATCAACTAGGGGAAACTCGGAAGTACCGGATACTCTCGCCTGTATTGTCTGCAGCGCGTTGGAAAACATCGATGAAAGATCTGCCATCTAATTGATTCATATCTATAGATCCTGGGAGGAGCTCTAGATATCGTTTTGCTAAGGTGTTAGAGGAGGGTTTAGTTGATCTCCAGGTCACGGTGGCTCGTGTCGGGCTGTATCGTGCTGTTGTAGAAAACGGACACGGGCACCTGGGGATTCGGGGGCTCGGAGCGCAGCTGGAGGTTCGCGTTTCTCAGGCTCTGGCCAACCGTGTTCACGCCAATCAGGGCGCCGGCCGAGAGGAAGTTCTTGCCCTTCAGGCTGCCCTGGCCCATCGGGTTCTGCTGCGCCCACACGGAGTTGGGGTCCTTGGGGAGAAGCTCGGAGGGCGTCAGCTGATCGCGAGGGTAGCATCCCGCCGGGCCCTGCGCGCTGTCAAACTCGGAGGAGCCGGCCACGTCATCCATGTTGGCGAAGCCCTGCTGCGTGTTTCCACTGGCATCCATATTGGCAAACGCCTGGGCGTTTCCACTCATATCGGTGAAACCATTTGTACCATTCAGCGCAACATTGAGGTTTTTAGCGAGTTCTTTTATCTGCGCTGTTCCAGAAGTATCCTTATTTCCCGAGGAACTGGTATTGGAATCCGCCCCCAGTGTGGAAGGATTGGCAAATCCAGACTTCATTGAAAATAATGACGGATTCAGGATATATAGACCTACCACTAGAACAACTGCAACCGCCAGAATAGTACCGAATGATCCCTGAAATATAGAGGAGGCCATTTTCGTTTCTGAAATAGAGGCAGGCAATAATTTGTGGCCAAGATATTCTAAAAATCAGCCTCCTCATCTTCTTCATCCTCCCAATCGGTATCCTCCCCCCCTCGGAGGCGAATATATTCCTGAGTAAGACGTTCGGCCACAAAAAGTGCCTTGGCAGCGCGTGCCCTCGCTTTAAGAACATCGGATTTCTGGAGGGTACGCTTTGCCGGAAGTTCCTCTTCCTGGAATTGAATCACCACCTTCTCGGCCTGTTTTATTTGCCCCACCTTAAAAACGATCGTGAACTCTTCCTTGGAAATCACCAGGCTCGCCGCCTCGTATTCTATTGCTCCTTCAAACTCGGAGGGCACGTCGCCGGTAGGTATACTTAGGCGAATTCGCCCCTTTAGCCATTCGGGAGTAAGAGGTTTTGTGAACCAGCCGGTAGTACCTTCAATGATGGGCGGAATGGCAGCGGCCACCACTTCTTCCTCCTTATACAAATTGGTCGTAACACCGTCTTCCCTAGTCATCTGTAGCCGGAAACCATTGCTCAGCTGGCAAGTATACAACCGGGCACTGGCATCGTAAGAAGGCTTGTGTATTTTCATTTGCTGATGCGTGGAATTTTTAGTATAGAAATATACCCAGCACAATAGAAAATGGCTACAATGACACCCTGGATAGAATCACTCATTGATAAGACAGTACATACACTCAAAGATGATACCATCAAGAAGAAGATTCAAATACTTATTCTTGAGCCATTTATTCAGTACATGATTGAATTGATATTCCCTTACATGATTATCATGTGTGTAGTATTTGCCGTATTAGTTGCTCTTCTTATAAGTATTCTTTGGATACTTATGTATAAAACATCGTGAGCCCGTATAATACCAAATGATTTCGCCGTTTGGTCTAAATAGAAAGAATGTCTACTCCGACATCTTCCATAAATACCCAAGTGCTCGGATCTATGATTCGCAGTTGGGTACACTTTGACAATCTCGCGGCGACATTTGCAAGACAGGCACAACAGGCTCGCTCGGCGAGGGCGCGTTGGGAAGAGCAGATTTTAACCAGTTTGCGCGAAAACAAGATGATAAATGCAATCATACAAATCACCGGAGGGAAGCTTTCCGTGCACGAAGAGAAACATGCGAATCCACTCACACTTCAACGACTGGAAAGCATTCTGCACGACTATTATGGTAAGAAGACGCCGGGAAGTAATGATGAGACATCCGAGATCATGGCGTTTATAAAAGCAAATCGGGGCTCCACGGTGGAAACCCGCCTTAAAAAAAGTTGAAACCGTCGGTAGCTCCGTAAGGCAGGTCCCTTATTGTTTATCCGTTGTAGATGGCGAATGACTTTCAAGTGTGGTTGGATCAGGAGGTGTGGGGGTTCGGCGATGAGCGTGTCGGGAGGCGCGAAGTCATTTACGAGTTTACGGATTCCTTGACGGCCTTCATGAATCGGCTCGGCTATACCATGAGTCCACTATGGGGGAGTAAAATGGTGGCCAGGTGGATGTACACGATTCAGCGTGACATCATTGTCCGGAGACGTTACAGTTTACCTGTGGCATACCCTGTCCCAGTCCACAGGAACTGGCCAGAGGATCTGCGCGAATTCAACCATGTTATGAGCTATGATACGATTTCCAATTTCATGGAAGAGTGGAAATCGTATAGTGATTTTGACGAAGACACCCATATCGGGCGTCGGATGTTCCATGAGCTACAGGATATTGTGTATCCGTTCATTGACATGGAGAATAGCTACAATGGACAGGTCGTATATGATGCGCTGTACGAGTCGGAGAGCGACTCGGATGAGAGCTGGCGGGGAGGGAGTAAAAGGAGGGGCGTGGATGCCTACATTGCCGATATGGGAGATGGATTCCACCGTTAGCGGCTTAGTAGTTTCACCACTTATTCGTATTGAAGGGCATGATACCGATCGTGTCGGCGTCAAGCTTATATTCTGCCACTTTTTTGTCAAACTCCAGGGCATCAGGGCTTGTCGGAGTAGCCGTGACAGCGCCCATGACATCGTGGTTTTCTTTCGAGGGTTTTGAGCCATAGCAAGTTACACCGTAGCGGAGCTCGGGATTGTCAAAATAGCCGCCATTCACACCAGGTCTACCGCAAGCCAGGTGTTGCTCTGCGGGTCCCTTCTGTAGCTTATTGAATGAGTCGTCGGAAGTAGGATATACGGCCATTTGTCCCTTGATCCATCCGTAGTTGCACCAGTCGGCTCCCTTTGACCAGGCGTCCTTCACTTGGTCATAGGTGGCAAGCTCGGCACCGAGGGCTTTGCAGAGAGGCTCTGCGTCATAGTAAGTGTACTTGTTAGAGGAGATGTTGAAGACTTGACTGGGACCTGTACCTGATCCGGATAGAATCTTCTCTGCATTTTTCATGGATAGCTCAGGCATGTAAGAAGGGGGTGGCACGGCAGCCACGGCAGGTGCCGGTGCAGCCGCATCGGCCACCGCATTGTTACCAGAAATATCCATAGGCGGTGGCGGTGTGGAGAAATAACCGGTGACCATATCAATCGTAGCCGTGGTTAGATCATTTATAGGCTCCTTGAAATAATACAAGGCGCCCACACACACTACCACGACGATCGCTAGAATAATAACTGTGAATATCCAACTGCCAGAATCACTGGCTTTCATATTGGAACCAACCGGGACAAGGCTATTCATTACCCGATTGGCATTTTTGTTGAATCCTTCCATAGCCGCGTTCATCTAATCTGTAAGGAAGATCTTGGTTTTGCCAGTGAATACTGTCAATGCGTTAGACCGTTTAACCCCGAGCTTCGTACTCACGGCCACACACATAAGCAGATTGCCGTCCATATCATTCCAGGTTATACGAATTTGCATACTACCTTTCAGATCAGCAGGAATTGGATAGGAGGACCGAGTACTTAGTGTGCCTACCTGAATCGGACAGTCTACTGTAACATAGCACAGAGGATCCGTAGTAGGAGGAAAAGGGATGAAATTGTAGGTCGTAGAATATGTCGCCGTCCCATTTGTCACTTGGGTAGGGACGTTCATAGACAGCAAGAGGGTAGAGTTCTCTCCAGGTACAGTAGGATCAGGAGAGAAACTCATAGACGTGAGTGTAAAGAGAGCGCGACCGTTGGAGCAATCTGACACGGAAGAGAGAGCAGAAGCCATAAGAAGAGGGGCTAGAATGCGAAACATGTTCTGTATAAACATAGCGTCTAAAGTTTAGGTATGCGACCACGTATCACACAAAAGAGTTTTGCATGAATCTACACAATTTAAAATAGTATAACTAAAAGAACTTCCTCGCAATACTTCTGTGTCATAATTACCAATAAATGTCCCACTAGTTTTTGAACCTATGATCAGGTCTACAATCGCATTCATTTCACGACCCTCTAACACCTTTTCGCAGAGGATTATCTTGTAATTATTATTTCGCAGATGTTGCATTACAGAATTATCCTTTTCTGCACATAACATAACAATAGGCAAGTCAGTAGACAGATTTTTTGTAATAGATTCCACATATTTATCATGTAACATTTGTATTACATACTCTTTGTTTTTATTGTAATGTGATACGATATGATTTACAACATCTTCTTCTACCCTTAAATGAACACAGTTATAGTTTGACCCTATTTTCTCTATAAAAGAATTTGCAAGATCATAAAATCTTTTCTGGAAGCGAATATACTTTGTAAACTCATCAAACTTTGATTGATTCTTTTTATAAATCCAGTTGAATCTCCATACATACTTTTGTATATCACCATCACCATCTATGAGAGTTATATCGTATCTTTTAAGAAATTCATTCATTGTGTTAAAATCAAATACTTCGCTAGCAGGGATCAATGCACTTTCATTTATTTGTGTATTAAATCTATCGACAGCAACATACTTCTTCTTATTTTCTATAGCTACTAAGATACCGCTTATCAGAGACATTATTTGATTACATAATCCAGAACGATTATCTGGATTATTTATACGAACATACTCCGTATTATATTTTACTTCTGGGTATTTCTCCATAAAATGGTTTATTCCTGAATTGTGTTGTACTGCGCATCTTGCTCTACCACTGAGTACCCACCATTCTGCAGACATTTTGTTTATCAAAGAATCAGTAGACAGGTTTTTTATATAGTTCGCATTTGCCCACCAGAAATTACCAGAATAATGATGGTGAGGATGATTGTGTAAATTACATCCAGCTGTGTCGGCTGATTCAAGATCCTCCAGGCACTTGGCAGATTTTTTACAAAGGAAATGCAACATCATCTGAATCCAATCGGTGGATGCCTTATATAGCTCAGAATGTTTCGGATAGGATATGCCCTTGGAATGTAAATAGAGAATCTTTGCGGTTGGATGATCCTTTGCAAACTCTGAAATAAGTTTTAGGGTGGGTATTTCAAACAGATTCGGATCATCAGAACAGTGTATTACCTGTATGCGCTTGTCCTGGTTTGTGTAAAAGGAGGTGTCAAGAGGCAAGCCAATGTTGTTGATTACAATGGAATCCAGCTCGCTTATCGCCTTGGCTGATTCTAAGACCATATCCAGACGCTCTGTACCTGCCGAGGCCAGATTGCATGAGTGAATAAAACAGATTTTCTTAGGAGCCAAGGCCGCCTCCAGTCTTGGGAAAAACCCGTATTTGGATAAAATAAGGCGCTTAGCTTCCTGGATATAAGGAAGGCGGTGTAGCCAGAGATTGGATTGGATGGCCTGTTTGATGGTGTTAAAGGAGGCCTCAAAATCGTTTATGTCCAGCTGTACATACGCATTCGGATTGATATAGTCGGCCACATTGGGGCAACCCCAATAGAAGCACAGGCTCTCGCAGAGAATAGGCTCCCAGAGCTTCTCCGTGATAAAATTGCGCTCCTGATTATTCTCGCACATGAAATAATATTTATAAGGCAATATCCCCCGCTCCTTGTCCACAAAGGCGCGGGCCTTTCCCTGGTAAGAAGAGAAACCATGTTGGTTATCTTCATTGAATATGTGTAAGACGACCTCGGGGTCTGCCTTGGATTCTATAAATTTCATAAAATCAATGCGCTTCTTATGACCAGGGTCAAAGTACTTGGAACTACAGACAGAGGAAATAATATTCCCTAGTCCAGCCTGTTTTTTCCCTAGGAAATTATCCTGTAACTGTGAATATGTGATACTCATTTGCCAAAAAGCAGGATTTAAGAATTTCTCATGGCTCCTTACTTGGAGAAATTTTGCGGGATCAGGATTTGCCCACTCTCCCCATGTCTTTACGCCCCATCGCTGATCCTCGCCCGCGCACCATGGCTCCATATGGAAGATGATTGTTTTTTCAGGGACAAACTTGGCATCGGCCTGCGGTTTGTTAATAATCACGTAGTAATCAATATCATCGTCTTCCCACGTTATTTGTATGTTATTCCAAATATAATTGCCCTGCGTCATTTTCAGCCACTCCTTGCAAAGATCTGCCGATGAACACCAGTTACAAAGCATCTTCACGCGCATTTTCGGCACATACCCTTTCTTCACATATATGCCGTCTGGGTGATTCAACCACGGAGATTTTATGAGCGGAAACTTTACACGCGATTTTAAGAAGCCGATGGTATTGAATGCCACACAACCGGTGGTTGTGCTAGCAATCGCCATTAATTCTCCAACCGATTTTCTCCCTGCAGAGCGTATATCGCCGCCCCCTGAATCCATGCCCGTGTACATCTCCCATTCATCCTCATTTACAGTTGGTTTTAATAGAAGGGAAGAATAGTCTTTTTGTATATCTGTATCCACAGGCGAAGAAGAGTTCTGTGCCCATTCTGTGAATACAATATGGGGCTGTAGATTATAACAGCGTAGATCGGGAATTATTTTCACAAGGTAATCTATACCGTGTTTTATACCATTTAACTTGATGTATTCCAGAAGTTTAGTGCATCCAGACTTAGTAATAACATAGCCGAAAAAACCACCAATATAAATATCCATGTCTGTTTGCACAGTGGTATCTTGCCTCTGATAAATGCGGGTCTTGTGATGATCTCTTACCGTATAACCAAGATATAATATATCTACGCCAGTCAGTTCATCTTTCAGAGCCTTTTCAAGTCGCGAGCAGAAGGTATTTGATACACTAATGTCGTCTTCAAAAATGGTGTAAAAGGAATGTTCAGTATCGTCTGCCAGTTTTTTCCATAGATTATAGTGACTGAGGGCACATCCTATTGTACCCTTTCTACTGCCGAAATCATTCCCAGCAAAAAGTTGGCTTATTTCTTCCGTTGTTTCAAGTTTGGATCCGTCCACAGCATTGATGAACTCGTAGTCGGTAAAACCGGCAGCGTCAAACGTCTTCTCCATTTCTTCCTTGCGATCTGTGCGACGCTTGAGATTTATAACGAACGTGTTAGGCGTCTTTTGTTTTGATGTATTGAACTGACCTGTTTTATTGAGTGTATAGGCGTTTTCACCATTCTTATCGCTTGTCAGTTTTCCTGTATGTAGACAAGTAATTGTGTTAAAGAAGGCTGATTTGTAGCCCTTGGCAAAGTAGCGGTCGGCGTAGTCCCTCTCAAAAAACGTATTAGGAGAGTTGTAGTTGCCAAGTTCCAGGATCACCTTTGCACGTATCATAGAAGGGCGGAAACTATAGTGAGGCCAGTAACCACAGTTGGCACCTTGTATCTGGTCGCTCTTCAGATGTAGAAGGAACCCAGGTTCCAGAGGCTGTCCGCCATTGATATTCCAGCCCTCGTAGATCTCTGCGTAGTTGCGGTTATACAGGATTTGGTGAATAGACTTGGATTCGTTGCGTTCTAAGAAGTCAATGGACTTTTGTACGTAGTCCTCCTTTTGAAAAAAGAGCCAGTCATCTTCCATATGTATCCAGTAAGTGGGCTGGAGCTCCTTAATTTTATCGTAAATTATATTCATGCTCGTGCGATGACCTTTTTCATCAGAGTCCTTCATGTAGAAATTTATAAAGGGATATGCCTTAGTCATCTTTGTGCGATCTACCTGTCTGGAATTGTCATCTACACAGAAAAAGTAGTCGACCTTATTCAGGTCTGTCCACGTATGTAAGATAGAGTTCATGGTCTTTTCAAAGAGATCGTAGCGCTTGCACGTCGTCATGGTGAACAGTACACGGATTTGGTTTTTCTTAGAGGTTGTAGGAAGAGGGCCTGTATAAGGCTGTACAAGAAGAGGCTTATATTTATCGATCAACTTTGTTATTACCTGTCTTTGCACGGGTTCAAAAGTTATTCCTCTTAACTCCAGCGCAGATATATACTTCATAAAATCTAGAAAAAACTCTAGACGGTTCGGCAACTGATTCATACAAAACTGCAGGTTAAACATGAGATTTCTCACCCACCAATCCGTCAGATATGTGTAATTGCGTTTTACAATAATCTCATACATCTTTGCGGCCATGTCCAGATTCTTTATCCTTTCGCATACAATAACCATGTAATAGGGAAGATAAAAGTCATATTCTGCTTTTCTGGCAAAAAGACGTGAAGAAATATTGTCTGTGGGATATTCATTCTCAAAATAGTTTTGAATGAGCGTGTAATACATATAAGATACTTCTGGAGCATTACGCACACAGTAGTGTTTTATCAGGCGATATATACACTCTATGCGCTTCGGATCATAGTAATAAGAATCTACAAGAAAGCGAACTGCCTCCTCTGGCTTCTTTAACTTATCACACGCCTCATAGATTTCTAGACAAGCTATGTAGCGTTCCTGTTGCCATTGATCGTTGGAATCGGCTGCCTTTTTATAGAATTCTATGGCTTTTTCGTGCATATTACAGCTTGAATAGCTCTGCGCGCAGTAAAAGACATAGCGGTTGTAAATGGGATCTTTAGCAGCCAGAGCCTCTGCGCATGCTTTTTCCAGGATTGTGGCATCTTTTAGATATTTATTGGGGTCCTTGCTTCTGTCACCACGACGCCCAGAAATAAAGTAGTAGTTTCCAGTAACTGTGTCAGAGGGTTTTGTCGGCTCTGTACACATGGCATATTCATGTAGTACACCCTTGTAAATCCATTTCTGATGATTATTGAACATCTGGGCCCGGGAATAACGGAAGCCATCGTCGCAACCAAAGGTAAATAGATAGGAGTCAGCGTCTAGAACAGCCGGTAACTTGAAGTCGCCACGGATCTCATCGTCGGCGTCCCAGACAAAGGCATAGTCGGCCTTTTTATAGGCGTGGCGGAATGCCTCGGAGCGATTAAATCCAAAGTCGCGCCAGGGCGTTTCCACGATTTCTCCAGGGATCTTTCGGGCTTTGAAGAATTCTTGGATGATCTCCTTAGTCTTGTCCGTAGAGCCGGTGTCGCTGATCACCCAGTAGTCAAATTGTATATATTTTAGGAGATGATCCAGCGTTTCTGCGATAATATGGCCCTCGTTTTTAACGATCATAGTAAGGCAGATAGTCTTTTTGGCTGACATTCTATCGGAATAGAGTATTTCGGGAAGGAGTTTTATACGAAGGAAGTGGAGCTGTAAGAGAACGTTCAGATAGAAGAGCAGGATTTTGTATAATTGTATCAACTGTATTTTTAATTGTCGTGGCTACTTCACGAAACAATAGTGGGAGTATATATACCATATTGTTAGTAGAAGTAATAGAAGGAGTATTTAGTTTATTTAGAGATATAACTATAGTATTATAGCTTGAATATAAGTTTTCTGTTATAGGTTTAAATATAGGCGGAGGAGGAGAATTATTATATAGATTCAACGAATCATTCATTGCTGGAAAAATATTTTGGAATACTTGCACAAGTGGTGTGATTATTTTGCTAATATGATTTTGAATCTGTACATCAGCTGGCACAGAAGCATTATTAAATCCTGTTATGGTTCTATATCTTGTTGTTTATACAATCATTAGCACTAAAAATATGAGTGCTAATAATGGAAATTTTTTCGCAAGGGATCCGTCATCTATTCATCCTTATATAAATTATTACACACCCGCGTCAGGGCCAGTACGATTGCCACCACGCATGTTGATGTAATTGCGCTGCTCAGGCGTGGTGCAGACACACCCACCGTAGGACGAGTAGCTGGCCGCGCAGCACTCGGGCTTCACCTGATTGTCCTTGAACATGAAGAGCTGGTCAGAACCAACCGCGAACTTCGGATAGTTGCCCTGGAGAGGCTCATTCGGAGATGCCTGGCGCCACTCATTCGCCTTGCTCAGACGAACACCGTCAAACGCTCCAATCGGCTGATACGCTTCCTTCGCACCACCAGGGGAATAGTTTCTAAATGCTTCTTGCTTCTTCTCTCCCTCCTTCTCCATCTGCTTCATATACGCCGTAAATCCCTCAGAGCTGGGGAGAAATGCCGGAGAAGCGTAGGACATCATCAGTATATTCGCCAAAATCAGCATACAAAGGGCGCTTATCAAAAGTGTGGTGCGCTTCATTCTTCTAGAGAAGTACAATAAATTTAGCGGCCAGGAGGCAATCCCTCACGCAGGCCAGGGCTCTTCGGCATGTCTTGGAATCCGATCGCCGAATTAACATCGGCCAATTCATTATACGCATCCTGTGCAATACTTGCAGCAATACTAGCAACTACCGCAATTAATATGGGTAAAATGCCCGATACCAACATTGGTAAAAAGATAGAAATAATGGTTAAGATTATAATAATCGCCATCAACATCGCCATCATTTCAGCCACAATCCTTCGCACAAGCGCAAGAAGATTGAGTATTCCTTTGAATACGGCGAACCCGGCAAAAACGGTTGATAGTACAAGCGCCTGTGCCCTGTGAAATGCGCTTGCTATGAGATAAAACGTAGTGGAAATCTTTATAGCTATCACTTTGGCACTATCCCAGAGTGACTGTACCATTTTATTCAAAGGATCAAGCAGGCTCTTCGCATTAGAACGTAAATAGTTCATCGATTGTGCAATAGGATTAGCAAGATCAATTTGCATGTTTATTGCTCCCGTCAAGGGATTAATAGTTTTGCTCATGGAATTGTCCACCAACTTGTTCATACAGAAATAGAAATTGTCCGTGGCAAATTTAGTCGGATCTACATTGGGATCTTTTCCATCGGGAACTAAATGTGCCATAGAAATCACCATAGTTTCACAACGTCTCTTATCCCAGTTTCCGCGGATATCTTCTAGCTGTAGACTAATGACGGTGGATGCAAATACTCCTAAAAAGACGATTGTCGTTAATATAAGTGGAAGACTTTTCAACGACATTCTAAACGTTATTAGGACTTATATAATGCATCGGCATACGAAGATTCTATTTGATTACTGTGTATTTCCAGATAATCACGGAATACAGTACCTTCCGAGGTCTCTATGACCGCAGAAGGCGATACAAAGAACGCACAGAATATTGCCGGACTCTGGAGGATCTGGGGTTGTATAAAATCTCCGAGACGCATATATTTATTATGTTCTTCAGACCAGACCGCCGTGGCCGGTGTGAATACCTCATTGCCATAGTAACATACCTCGCTCACCTGTGTTTTTACAACGCCCGTCACAGTACCGTGTGAAAGGGAAGTGCCCAGGGTGATTGTGTTTGCCGGGACGGCCGAGCCATCCTTGAGGCGTATTCGTGTATCGGGGTGGCAACCCCTCGTAAACGTATGAGGCGACGAATAGGACCCTCGCGCAGACCCATTTAACATATCTATAGCACAAGACATGGCTTTTTGATTTCCCTCGGCTGTTTCATCATAGTCTGTAAAAGTATATTTCCCAATTTGTATTGTGTTATTCGTGGTATTCAGACAGACCAGGGGGCGCTCATTTCCACCATTCCAGCTGTGGGAGCGTATGCTGTCGGGATGTTCAGAACTCTTTATCCACTTGGAACCCTGTAAAACAGCGTGAGGTCCGCTTACTGTGATGCTACCTTTGGGTAGTACAACCATTTCTTGGCCGTCCCCATTAAATTGAAAGAACCCCGTGACCTTTTGACCATTTTCCAGTGTATCACCGATTCGCACGTCTTTTATACTTTGGATGCCCCGATTAATTGTCAGCACCTGTGTATCAGGGTCAAAGCATGAAAAATTTCGTATAGTGTTCCATAAGCTTGTCCGCTCAAAATTCATGCCTGCCTGAATGGCTGATTGTCCCATATACATGATTGCGTTCATGGTTGAGAATATTCTGCTCATTAGAATTTTCATCTGCACAACAGAGCTGTACATTCTGTGAAACATGTTTTGTAGGCGCGAGGAGAACTCCGTAAAGACGGTTGATGCACTTCCAACAAGAGTCGCAAATGTAACCTTCGTGCTATTTATACTTGTAATGAGTGAAGAAAGTGTGTCGGCAAACGATCCCATGATGGAGTAAAAGGGGATTACTGTCTTTTTTGCACGGGCATCAAAGCCTTTTGTCATGCAATGTTGTACGTTTGCTTCTGCGTCTTTGCCGTATAATCCACTCGTCATCATTACATCGGGTCGGCACCGCTGTTCTTCCCAGTTCGCATCAAGCTCTATGGACCCAATACTAAATCTCGTATACACCAAGACGATTAAGAAAATAAACGTCGTGATGACAAAGCCGAACATCTGCCATGCGCTTAGAAAGCGTGGAGGGGGCCGTAGACAGTTTGTATCCATTTCTTATCTTCCATGAAAACGGCAGAGGCTCTAGGAGCTTTGCTCTTCGTTAGCTCGGAGACGGCATGGAGCTTGTAGTAAACATTGAGGGGACCGAGTTTATTAATGGCGTCCTGAAGAGCTTCTCTGCGTTTTTCCACCGGGAGTTTATAAGAATATCCGAACTTTTTCAGCTCTCCCTTTTTTAAAGGGCCAATGCGCACGGCTGAGCTGGGAGGCCTGCCTGTCTTAGAAGATACTTTCACACAGGAAGGACCTATCTTAGATGTGTGGGAGCGAGGGTGGACTTGGATAGAGCGTCCGTTTTTCGTCTTGCGTGTATATGATTGATTCTTTACATGTCGTGTATAGGAAGACCTGAGTACAGTGCCGGGGGGACATTCTATTTTTTCCTGTTTAGGTACAGAAACGCAGGTGCCCCTGACAGTTCTGCCCGTATTTTTACGTACATAGGATCTACGACGCACTTTTCCTTCGGGACATACAGATTCACTGTCCATCTAGTATTAGGACTGTGTTTTTGCTAGCTTGTGGATATGGTTCACAGATAGTGTAAGAGGGAATTGTACGAATAATAGTCCTGTATACCTGCCGATGAGTATAGGATATATCGGATTTTCGGGATGGGCTTGTATTTGTGTATTCAATTCGTTAATGAGAGTGTTTGTTTCAGTGTCGTTTACGTCACTTACATAAGCGGTCGGATTATTGAAATAATTGTTCACGGAGGTGGCCTTTTGTTGGAGGGTCGCTTTTATTTCGTTCAGTTTAGTGGGGTCTTGTGATGTGAGGGTGTCTTGATTTACGTATTTCTTGCGATATTCATTGAGTATATTTACAATTTTATCAATGATCGCCGGGTCTTCTTTGATCGGATTACTCATTTCTAGTGTATATAAATATAACAACAGCCATTAATAACCCCATGCATGATAGTAAACAGATTTTTCCAGAACGGCGGAGAGATTTGCTCGATACGAGGATAATAAACAGTGCGAGAATAAATACAAGTAGAATGGGTATAGATGCGGTCGCGGTGGCCTTATAATCGTAAAAGCCGTCTATAGTTCGTGGCCTTGGTGACAAATTTTTGATGGCTTCGCCAGTATGATATATAGTAGGGTGTACATCAAACATCGTGTCTACACAGGCCTGTGCCCTTAGAGTAGCGGCTTTTCTTATAATCGCGTCTGGAGAATTTGGTTCCAAATACGCATTTTTGTCGCCGGCAGATGGAGAAAGTACGGGAATATCCAATTCACATGATGGTATAGCAAACGCCATCTCTGTTTGCGTATTGGATTTAAAATATCTTTCTGATGCTATGGAAGAACATGCCTCGTCCCTCATTTCGTCCACCGGAGGAAGAGCCTGCAGTGCCTATTGAGCCCGATGTGGCGAAAGCGCGGGCGACATACGTGAAGGCGCAGGTGGAGCGCGTGAAGGTGATGAAAGAGGCGGGCGTGCTTTCGGCCGAGGAGATAAAGGCCGAGGTGAGTCGTTTTGCCGAGGACTATCCCGCACTTTTCAAGATGCTAATGTCTAGCGAGACATTCAATGAGGCGTCTCTTAAGACGATGTTGGCTCTCTTAGAGCGGATGGGTACTGGAGAGATGTCACAGCATCAAGCTTCTGTAGTGGTAGGACAGAGGCTTCATGATGTATATATTAAACCGAAGATGCCTGACATGGAACGTACCGACTAGACCTAGTGTCTAAATACAATACGGCACTTGAAACGCCTCGCACCAGGCCTTGCTTATACGGATGTTCCGGGCGATCTGATTTACTAGGGTGGACTTATCAAAATGTAGGGTTTCTTCTATTACACTGATTTGTTGTTGCTCTTGGTGATGTATATGTTCTTGGATGGCTTCCATGATATTCCTGGGCCATGGCTGGGCGAAAAGACGTGTTATAGGGGCTGTGGCATGGGCTTCTGAGATGGTGTGTAGGTGCTTGATCCATTCACTGGCTTCAGCTTCCCCCACATAATTCATCGCGATGAAATAGCGCTCTGAATTGCAAGGACGACTCGTGGCGGGTTTATAGAGCGTAAAGCGCTCAAAGAGCCTGGCCGTACCCAGAAACAAGTCCTGCGTGGCGTTGCTGTAAATGTCAAAGAGCTTGATAATCATTGTCCCTCCCTTTGCCAAGCACTGTAGACCCATCGTAAACGAGGCGACTAGCAGAGGAAACGCCATTTGTTCTTGATTGGCGTAGTTCACGCTGAAGTCAAAGCCTCCATCTGCCGTAAAAATCATAGAGCCTTTTGCTGTATCACAGAAGGCTTTTTGATTTTCGTGTAAAAGGATGTTGCCCGTGTCGTCTGCTCCGTAGAGGAGCTTGATTTGTGGATTTTTGCGGAGGAATTGGATGGATCTGCGCCAGCCTGGAATATGCGTCTTCGTGGGACGCAGGGTCATGGCGTAGATGGCTTCCGTTGCTATTGACCTGTTGCGGAGTTGTTCCACTAGGGCCTGGATAAATCCACCGGGTCCTTCACAGACGTGGGCGGATTTGAAGGGGGCTTTGTGGTCTACGGACTTCCAGAAATTGGCGATCTTCAGCATTTCAATCATCTTGAAATAGGAACGGCTGAGAGGGTGCAGATTTGTGAGTGAGGGGAAGGTGTTTTCGGAACTGCCTGAAAAAATGGCTTCGTAGGGGTTCGTGATTTTCTTGCGGATTTCCCACTCTGCGTGGGAATCTATGTGCTCTATTTGATTTTTCGCCTCTATGATGGCGTCGTGCTCCATCTCCTTCCAGCCTTCTTGGATGCATGTAGTTCGTGGCAGTGGTCCCTGAAACGAAATACATTGGTTATTTTCCCAGGGTGGCATGGACCACATTATATGATACCTATGGGGTTCGTTTAGCCTTTTGCCTTGGCCCTTTGGCCCTTTGGCCCTTTGGCCCTTTGGCCCTTTGGCCCTTTGGCCCTTTGGCCCTTTGGCCCTTTGGCCCTTTGGCCCTTTGGCCCTTTGGCCCTTTGGCCATTGGTCTATTCCTCCACCACGGCAATTTCAATATCTGGCTCATCTTCCAGGGTGGCCTTCGCCTTCGGCAGATTGATATTTAGACGCAGACGGCTCTGCGAGCACATGTCGTTCGGATCCAGAGTGAGCTCCTGGTCCACCTGGTCCTGTGTAGGCCCCTCGTCGTCCCCACCCAGAGGCGCCGCGGGAGGCAGACCCTTCTGCAAGCGGAGGACGGCCATCTCATCCAGCATAATGTCGCTGAACGCCGTACCAGCGCGAATGGGTTGGCCAGTCATGATACTCGCTGACACGCCGGTGACCGGATCCATCTCGCCAAACACGGCCGCCTTCAAGAGGATGCGCTCCGTCTCCTCAAAGCTCGCCTTGGCCAGAGGACCAATGTCCAGCTTGTTGATGCCGTAGCGGTCCACAGACATCAGACGTCCCGCCCTGCACATCACATCCACCAGTAAGCCGAGGTGCCGGTAGTTGATCTGGCCTTCCTCGAACAGGGTCTGGATCTCATTGTACAGGACAGCCCGCGTGGCCTCAATACCGAGCTGGGAATAAATATCGTGTACATGTGTGCTATACACGCGAGATGCATCCACAGCGGGATGATTCATGACCTCCAGGAAATTGCTGCCATCCGTGTCCAGGATGTACTCCTCGGCCTTCTCGTATTTGCCCTCAGCCGCGTTGAAGACGAAACGACCATCGCCCTTGCGGAAGGTGGCCGCCTTAATTCCAGGAAGGCCACGGATAATCACCGAGTTCAGTAGCTTGTTCTGGAACTTCTTGTAGGCCGACATGACATCCAGGCTTGAGGGGTCTGTCATAGTCTCTCCCGCAATGAGCAGGCGAATGCGCATCACGAGCTTCTGGCTGTTGAAGTCCGAGTACACCATGTTCACGTCCTTGCCGAAGCGCTCACGCAACACGTAGTGGATATCGTCCATTGTTATGTTCTTGTCAAACATCTGCTGTCTATCGAGCTCCAGACGCAGAATATACTTGCTCCACGCAGCCGGTGCCTCGGCTAGCTCAAACATCTTGTAGAACGCCAGTAGTTCACGATCCTCCTTGAGAATACTCGCCGAGTCCGAGGGGTCATAGTAAATGGCCGTCCTCACTGTCATGTCGCGCAGAAGAGTGAGCTCCAGCTCCTGCGCCACTTCGCGCGCCTTCGTCTTGTTATTAGCAAATTCAGGAAGCAGTGATATGGTGAGTGACATGGCCTTCGGATTCTGGGTCACCTTGAGAAGCTCCTTGAGGCGAGGCACACCTCGGGTCACGTTGGACTTACTGGCCACGCCAGCAAGATGAAATGTGTCGCGCAGGATATGGCACGAGTGTGTCATGAAGTTGCGAGTCTTCTCAACGGTGAAATCGTACACCTTGCCCTTCATCGGCGCCACCTCCTTGATAGACACGATCGCATCCCAGACCACCTCGCCCGTGGTATCCAGATGTGTCATGTTACCCTTCTCTATCAGATTGAAGTGATAGTCCAGGATGTCCTGCTTATAGTCCATGGAGAGAGCGAAAGTTTCCGCAAACACCTTGGAGTAGTGCGTGGGAATCGTATACGTATACGCCTTTCGCACAGAGTAAAAGTTGTTCAGGGCCGGCATGTGGCTTGAAATGCGCCCGAAGATTCCGTACCTGGCGAGGAGCGTGCTGAAGCGGGTCAACAGCTCGTTGGACACGGATGTCACAGTAATGTAACCACTATTCTTTGACACAGACCCATCACCACTCACATAGCCGTCAACGAGACCCTGTACAAACTCGGTAGGAGCCTGGAACACCCAGTCGGGCATGGTCTTCTCATAGCTCACACGACCGAAGGCCTTCTGCATCAGAGTGGCCAAGAGCGTGGAGTGGATAACGAGGCTTGTGGTCGTGCCCTTGATGCCAGTCTTGGCTGACTCGCGCTCCTCGCATACGGTGTGCGTGCCGACATTCCAAGAGTCCATGAGAACCTTCACCTTCTCCAGGTATGCCAGCTCATTGTTCGTGATGTTCACCTGCGCGGAGTTGCTCATTCCTTCGGCAAGGTAGGCGCCCACGAAGAAACCGAAATCCTGTGTCAAAGGGATGTCCTCGGGGATTTGGCTCACATCGGGGATTTGGCTCACATCGGGGATTTGGCTCACATCGGGGTGGGTGCGCGCAGGATAGACATAGCCTGATACAATTTTGTCAGCGTTAGTGTTCTTGCCGTCCTCAAAGGCCTCGCGGAATGCGTCACTGCGACTGTAGGGGATTGTGAATAGGTTGCCGTTATTCTTCTGGAACCAGTTACGCTCCTGGCTACGTAGCTGGGTGAGTGCCAGCTGAACATCCGTGCCGTACAACCACTCCGTGGGAGGGAGGTACTCCCTTAGCGAGAGGAAAGGGAGTTGCTTGAGGTCGCCGATGGACAGCGAGTTCGCCATCGGCAGGCAGTCGCCCACCTTGATGTCGGAACCATTCACGGCGCTAATCTTTCCGTCAATGAGCATGAGGAACGACTTGCCCTTCGTGGCTTTCACTGTGCGTCCTGAGGCGGTCTCAACCTCCAAGATCGTGTCCGTGCCATCGTCATTCACCACGGGGTGGCGAGTCACGGCCTCTAGGGTGGTCCACATCATCTTGCCGTCCTCGTCGCAACTGATGGCCTGCCAGGTATCGGCTTGGCTCAGCTCAAGGTACTCCTGGTCGTTCGCGAACACCTTGACCTTGTCCTTGTTCTCGGCCAGCTGTGCGTCAATGAAATCGCCAATCTCTGGGCACACAATGCGCCCGTTCTTGGCAATCATCACCTTCGTGTCCCAGTCCACACTGTTGAGCGTCATCTGAGTGGACGGCTCACCAATACTCTGGGCAGCAATGATGCCCACGAGTTCGCCTGGCTGTACCCATGCCTGCCAGTTCTTCGTCACGAGCATTTCGCACACGGTGTCAAAGGCAGATTCAGTGAAGCGGTCACGCACGATGATCTTCTGGGGCGACAGGTAGAAACGGAGCAGAGCCGCCCAAATCTTGTGGAACTTCTGCGTCTTCTCAACGACGGCGTTCACGCCTGCCACCACATGCGCGGGCGTGAGGTTGGTGCGTTGCTCGCCATTCAGGCCGAACTTGACCTTCACATTGAAGAGCAGGCGCTCCATGTTCACCGCGGCGAACACACCACCCACGCGACCACCGCGGAAGACACCCTCCACCAACATCTTGCGGTCGGCCTTCACCTGGTCGGCAAAGGCTTTCAGGAGGTCCGCGTCATTCCCGCGGTCCACGCCCTCACCCAGGATCGCCGTCAGGTCGGCGCCCTTGAGGCCGTACTCGGTGTCAATCTGCTCGTCGGTCAGATCACCGATTTCTAGGGCGAGGCTCTCAATCTTTGTAGAGTTAATGCCGTCCTCGCCATAGTGGAATTGCGTGATGTTCATATTGGCGTCGCGCACAGTGCCGTCGTTGTGAACCACGAGATCCTCCATCGCCTTCACTAGCTGACGCTGTACGTATCCAGTGTCGGCCGTGTCGCGTACAACTAATCCATTCTCTAATGCGAAATTTAAAGTACTAGGAACTGTAAGGTCATACATCTTCGGATAACTCAAATACCCTGTGCTTCCAACACGTACATCAATCGGTGTAATACTGATAATATAATCTTTAACAACAAGTTTATCGTGTTGAGAATCAATTGCGGGTAAAGCATCCCCCACTTTGACATCTGTCATTAGCATCTCCGTATATAATCCACTTGTTTCGTTGTACACAATTAGCGATTTCGCAGCAGTTACAATTACAGAACGACCACTCTGGGTAACAACCTTGTAGAGAGTATCCCCAGGGTCATGGCGAGTTACAGCAGTAATTTGGGCCTTAGAAATTACACCATTATCATCACATGTGAGAATATTGACACTAGAGACAAGTTGTAACATTTCAAGATTCGCATCTTGGGGGAAATACTCAACCTTATGCTTATGTACATCTAGTAGTCCATCAATCCACTGACCAATCTCCACACACCTTGTTACACCACCCTCAAGAACAACAATCTTAGTATCGCCCGTAACAGATTTTACAGCCGTATCAATCAGACCCTCACGACCCGACATAGCGTGGAAGAAGAACTCCGTCGGCGTCAGTCCAGCTATGAAAGAGTTCTCAATAAACCCGCGCGCCTCTGCGCCGTCATCGTACTTCTTGAAATGCGGGAGAGTGCGGTCCTCAAAGCCATTCGGGATACGCTTGCCCTCAATGTTCTGCTGGCCAACACATGCAATCATCTGCGCAATGTTGATCGGCCCACCCTTTGACCCCGCGCGCACCATCGCCGTCATGCGATTCTCGTTCGCCAGAGACGCCTGGCCAGACTCGCCCGCACCTTCCGTGGCCTTGTTCAGAGTACCGAACACCTTGTCCTCAAACTCGGCCTGGTTGGACTTGCCCGTGTTGTTGTCAAAGAGGTCCTGGTGAATCTGTAAAAGGAGGGTCTCTACATCCGACTTGGTGTCCTTGATCTTCTTGTTCATCTCGTCCTTCGTAGACGCGTCGGCAATCAAGTCACTTATGCCCACGGAGAAGCCGTTGTATACGAGGAACTGCTCCATCGTGTTCTGGAGCGCGTCAATCATGTCCACCGTGTCCTTGCTCCCGTAGTCCTTGTAGGTCATGTGGATGATGCCCTTGGACGCCTTGCTGAAGATGCCCTTGTCGAACTGGCCCTCCATGATCTCGCCATCGCGGATGACCACCTTGCGCTTGGAGCTGTTGTTCATCTCCAGGTTGATAGGGGGCAGGAGCTGGCTGAGCACCTGGCGCCCCGTCCACTTACCGTTGTCGCCCTTCGGCTCGGGGATAGTCCCATCAAAGCGCCGGTTCCACATCATCAGGTTCATGAACTCCCTGCGATTCAGGGTCACGTGGTCCCTGGTGATGCGATAGCTCCCCACCAGTGTGTCCTGTACAATGCCAATCACGGGAAGACCATCACGCGGGCGCAGAATCTGGTGAGGAACGGCAGCGATCTCCTCCAGCTCCGTGGCAGCCTCGTAGCTCTGCGGGCAGTGCATGTTCATCTCGTCGCCGTCAAAGTCGGCATTGTAAGGAGCCGTGACGGACACGTTCAGACGGAATGTCTTCCCCTTTAGCACCTTGACCTTGTGCCCCATCATAGACATGCGGTGGAGCGTGGGCTGGCGGTTGAAGAGCACCACGTCGCCGTCCATCAGGTGGCGATTCACGATGTCGCCCTCGCGGAGCACGAGCTCCTTGGTATTGACGTGGCGCAGACTCGTGATGCGCCCATCGGCGTGGCGAATCGTCTTCGCACCAGGGTACGTATTCGGCCCATTGCGAATGAGCTTGTAGAGCTTGTCCAGGTTTCCACGGTGCTCATTGGTGAACTTGGTCACGCGTTCCGGGAAAGTGAGATTCATCGCGATTTTCTCCGGAACACCGAGCTCGGCGATGGAGATGTTCGGGTCCGGAGTAATGACGGAGCGCGCGCTGAACTCCACGCGCTTGCCCTGGATGTTATAGCGGATACGGCCCTCCTTGCTCCCCAGACGCTGTTGGATGGACTTGAGAGGCCGGCCATTGCGCTGCGCACTCGGGGCCACACCAGGAATCTGGTTGTCTACGAGAGTGGCTACGTGGTACTGGAGCACGTTCGTCCACTCGTCAATGACCGACTTGGCCGCACCAGCCTCAATGCGGGGCTGGAGGTAGGTATTGTTGGTCTTGATGATCTCGGCCAGCTTGTGCGTGAGGTCGTCCTCGGAGCGCTGGTTGTTGTCCTGGATCACACTGGGACGAACCTGCGGAGGAGGAATGGGCAGGACCGTGCAGATCATCCAGTCAGGGCGACACCAGAAGCGATTCAGGCCGAGAAAGTCCACGTCCTCGTCCGTGACACGACGGAAGAGGCGGAGCACGTACTCCACCTCCAGGCTCTGCTTCTGCTTCTCGCCGTTGCCGTTGGCGTCCTCCCACTCGGCCACAATGCGCGCAATTCCCTCGCGCACGTAGCGGTCAGGCTGACGAGCACCACAGCCGTCCTCCGTCTCCTGGCCACAGCGCTTAATCTCCTTGGATGCCGTGAGAACCTCGCGGTACCTCGCCTCCCCACGGCGCTTCAGATAATGCTTGCGGAAGTTCTTGTCCACGAGAAGCTTAGAGCACCGAATACAGACACAGGACAGGATGTTTTGCACGAAGGGTAGGAATTGGATGTAATAGACGGGGCGGGCGAGGCGGAAGTGGCCGAAATGGCCGGGACACTTGTGATTCGTCTGCCCACAGCTTCGGCACTCCTTACCATTGTCAAGAACACCCATGCGGGGATCGAACAGACCCCCAATTTTCGGCTCGGTCCCCTCATATGTGCCGGCGTTGGTGATCTCTACCACTGACCTGCGCTCAATCTCCTCAGGACTGAACACGCAAATCTGAATGCCAACAATGGGCTCTACTTCTGAAGAAGGCAAATTGAACCCGGCGGGCATCTTCTAGTTGATTGGGATGAATTGTCTAAGCCCCCGCGCGAATCACTTTTTAATCGGACCTTGCCGTCTGGAAAAATATTCAATTCTTCTTCAAATAATCTCCGTAGACTTTCATCGCATCTTTCATACCAGGCGTTTGATGCTTGTGATACTTTGCGCGATAATACATAGTACGTGCTACCTGTTGCGCCTTAGTACGAGTTGCTCGGCGGAGCCGTTTTAGAGTATTCCGTGCTTTTTTCGCGGTTCCGTAGGCTGCCTTGAATTTGGGTGGCTTTTTTGGATCATTAAATACACCCATTCTAGTTTATGATATCTAAGTTTTGCGACGACGAGTCCTTCTACTGGGCTTCAAGTAAGAGAAATTGCTAAGAACCTTGCGTGTGTTAAATTTACGGATATCGTTCAAATTCACGCCATATTCCTTTATCAGGTGCTTCATGGCACGAATTACTTTTCCGTGTAAAACCAAAAGTTCCTTTTTGTGATTAGCATAGCCTTTGTCATTCACGAGCTGGAAAATCGCATCCTTCAAGTGCGCCATTCCATTGACGGTGGATTGTGCATAGGAATATTGGAGGTCCTTATCTTTCACGGAGGCGATGCGTCCTATATGCTCTAGTTCTGAATTTGCCCAGTACATTATAGACTGAGGTGTGGTATCATATATATGTGTTGTCATTCTTCTAGAGTATGTGTAGATTTAAAAGCTGTGTTAAAGGGATGCTGCGTATTTCAAGGAGAATGTCGTATACGCTCAACCTCTTACCTTCTGAGGACGCCAAGCCCTTCTATGTTTCTGCCAGCCGTGATAACGAGAACGCGGGTTATGATCTCTACGTCCCTGCCGAGGTGACTTTTGCCCCTGGACAAAAAATCCTGGTGACCATGGGCGTGAAGGCGGTGATGACCTTTGCCTATAATACCTGTCACTACTGGATGCTCCCTAGGTCCAGTATAAGCAAGACCGGCCTCATGCTTTGTAATTCCGTGGGTGTGATTGACAGGAGCTATCGTGGAGAGCTCATGGCATATCTGTGGAATACTACGGACAAGCCGGTCACCGTAAAACGGGGTGATCGTCTTGTGCAGATTGTTGCTCCTGACATGGGTTGGATTTCCCAGATGAAGGTGGTGGATTCCTTAGACGAGACAACGAGAGGCGCGGGGGGCTTTGGTTCTTCTGGGGTATAAGGCTCACGTCAGAATCGGCCGGTGGCAAAGGGCGGAAAGGGAGAGGTACATTGCGGTACTGACCAATAACTTTCCACGCCGGCATTTGTTTCCTGTATAGAGATTTTCTTTTATATAGTTGTGAAACTCAAGGGAATCATCCTCGTCATCGCCTCCTTGATAACCACTCGGAGGAGAATAGAATCCCTCTTTCAAATCGCCAGTGAGTGCTGTACAGTCACTGGCGGAATGTGTACGGGATGAGCATACGGGACACACGGCAACTCGTTCCATTGTGGTGGGACTATTCCGCAGGGACGGGTTCATTGTCAATTTTATCAAGGGCACTTCTGAAGCTCCTGGCGAATATCGGGAGCTACCTCTGCATACTTTGTAGACGGTGTGATACGCTCTAAAAGATATCCGATATCCTCTCCGCCCGGATAGCGTACCATAACAAAGCGCACAAGGCCGTATTCACCTGCCAAACCCACGCTAAAATCCCTTCCAATGGATTCTAGGGCTGCTCCTTCGGCTATATGCTCTCCCCGTATAGAAGGATCCGTCATCAAATCTTGAATGACACGAATATAATTATCTGGTGTATTCACCATATACCGAAACATGGGTATAGTGGGAAACATATAACTAGCATGCCTTGCCGACCAGGTCTCAAGGCCTTGTCGCGTAATGATGCGCACTCCTCCTTCAGATACAACCGTGTACTTTAACACCATCCTATATATACAGTAGAAAACCGATTTAAATGTCATGGTTCGTCTACTGTCTCGCCACAGCATCTGAACCTATAAATACCTATATTGGAGCAACCGTTGACCTGGATCGCCGGCTTTCGCAACACAACGGCATCCTCTCAGGAGGAGCTCGTGCCACTGGCCGAAGACCTGCGCAGTGGTACCGTGTCTGTCATGTAGCCGGGTTCGCCAACCAGCATTCCGCACTCAGCTTTGAGTGGCACTGGAAACACTACTCAAAGAAGATAAAGGCAGACCCTCTTACACGTCGTCAAAAAGGCCTGGATGCTTGTTTAGAATGGAGTAAAAAGGTTGGTTCCGAGGATGAGCTATCTGTTGTGTACGAGTGACTTCAGGCTATCACATTCCTCCTGCGTTTTTATAACATGATAATGGCCTTCCAGGCCTTGAAGATGAGGAATCTCGGGATTATGTGTCTGGTGTATGGTGGCCCACGGACAGAAGGCCTTGAGCCTGTCTGCGAGGTCTTCCCTGTCTACGGAATCATACGCACTATATCCGTTCACATTCACATGTACGCATAAGTTACGCATCTGGTGTTTTTTGGTGAATGCGAGTGCTTCCCACACAGTGCCCTCGGCACATTCCCCGTCCGAAAGAAGACAGAAGACGCGCCGAGAAGGATCTGCCATGGCGAGACCTACAGCCACGAGCACGGCGCTTCCCAGAGAGCCAGAAGAAACATGAATACCGCGAGAAGGATCTCTCACAGGATGTACGCCAAAATCCTCCACGAGTTTTTCGGCATCATGACCCTCGAACTTTTCCAAAGCCACATACTGAGCCAGGCCTGCGTGGCCGGCAGAAAGAACCACAAGGTCTTTTGGCTCTTTTATGGCATAAATAGATTCCAGGATGGGGTACATGGTCAGACAACTTCCCAGATGCGCGAGGCGATGGCGATAGGATATCTCAATGATGCGCTCCATTACTTAAGGCACGCATGGTAGATTTTAGGCCTTGCTCTAAAGTTATGGTGGTAGCCAGGCCATATGACGTGTGCAAATAGTCAGTGTCACAGACCCAGGAAGAAGAGTCGTAGGGCTTCGCCTCAGCCGGCTCCATATAAAAAATATGACCAGTCAGCCGTTCCACTGCCTTGACAACTTCCAAATTGCTCGTTTGTTTGCCCGTGCCTATATTCACCAGGTCAAACACCCTATTACACGAGTTCACAAGTTCTAGGAGAATTCTCACAAAATCGTCAATGTATACGTAATCATGTACTCCTTCTGAAAGACGAATCTTATCAGGGAGAGCCAAGAGTACCGAAATAAATTTGGACGGCTTCTCGCCCGGCCCATATACTGTAAAAGGGCGTATCACGAGGGTCGGAATATCGTAAGTCATGCTAAAGGAGCGGGCCAGCATTGTTGCCGCCGCCTTGGTACCTTCATAGATGGTTTCTGGCTCTAGAGCCATGTGTTCCGCCATGGGCTCGGCCTTTCGCCCGTATTCACTAGAAGATCCTAGAATTACTAGACGTTTTAGAGAAGCCTTTGCCGACTTGCAGTAATACAGAATTGCGTGTGTCAAAGAGACATTGGTACAGAACATCTTCGTTTCATCAACGAGTTCCGCGGCCGTGTGGAAAATATAGGCAGGGTTTACTTGGCGCAGGAGTTTCACGGTGGATTCTATGGAGTCTGCGCGCGTTGTGCCATGAACCGTGTAGCCTTGGGCTTCACAGGCAGTTTTCAGATGCGATCCAATTAGTCCGCCGATTCCTGTGATGAGAACCGAGGTGGTCATTGCTGTATTATTAGACGCCTAAACGATTTAGCCCGGATAGAGATTTAGATGGCTCGTTTTGTAGTGACGAGTCTACACGATGAGGGGTACCAGAAGCTGGCCGATATTACTCTGGAGAAGAACAAGAAGGTCTATTGCGAGAAGCACGGCTATCCTCTTGTTGTGAAGAGTTCAGGGTGGCATGGAATTGCAATGGGATATGAGAAGGCGTATTTATTCAAGGACGCTTTTGATGCGCATCCTGAGGTGGAGTGGCTCTTTTTCTCCGAGTGCGACACCCTCATCACAAATATGAACATTGGCCTGGATTCTATTGTGGAAGGTGTGCATGCCAGCGTACACATGCTTATTACAACCGATGCGAACGGAATCAATGCGGGCAATCTATTCATGCGCAACTCAGCAGAGACGTATCGGTATTTGGACGAGATGATTCGCTGTATACCGCTTTATCCACATGAGCAGGCATTCATCCAGGATTCTTATGGTGGTTATGGACGTCTATCCAAGCGTTATAGGTCGATAATTCAGCTCATGCCTCAGCACCTATTTAATTCCTACGAGTACAGGACTATTAAATGGACGAAGAGGGGTTTCGCCCATGAGATGAGTCATGAGAAGTTCTCGGCAGATGATCAGGGTCACCGAGGCCAGTGGGAGAAGGGGGATTTCCTCATCCATTGGCCGAATACTTCTTTAGAGTTGCGTCTAAATCTTGCACAGTTCTATTCCAAGTATATTATTGCGGGTGAGAAGAAGCTATCTATTTGTGAGAAACTTCTCACGAGTAAGGGAAAGGAGCTCACAATTTACAGTGAGACACTGGAGGTAGTGAATCACATTGAGCGTCCGTCCAGCTACTTCAAGATAATCCAGGGCCAGATAAACACGGAAGGTATCTATGATCGTTTTTTCAAGAATAAGGATGACCTGGTGGTTCTTGATTTCGGTGGGAACATCGGCATGTTTAGTCTACACGTCCACGACCGCTGTAAGAAGGTGTATACGCTGGAACCTACTCCTGCGCACTTCAAGATTCTGTCTGAGCTCACAAAGCCCTATGAGAATATTGTGACTCTGCCCTATGCGCTAGGAGCCAAGGATGGTGAGGCCGTCTTTTATATATGCGATGAGAACACGACGATGAATAGTCTTGTGAATAACTATGGGAAAGAGATTCGCGTTCCTTCCATAACCGTGGAAAGCCTTGTTCGCCAGTTTGATTTACAGATTGTGGACTTTGTGAAGTGTGATATTGAGGGATCTGAGATGGTGGCAATTACTCGCGAAACGATTGAGCCTGTAAAAGGTGTCGTGAAGGCGTGGTTCTTGGAAGTATACAGGACCTCTGTGGGAACGCACGAGGAGAATAGGAATGTGTTAAAGGGTGTGTTTGAATCGTGTGGATATACTGTAGAGCTTATTGGATTTGACACGCTCTATGCATTCAAGGGCTAAAAGTCGGGTCTGATGAAAAGGAAGATGCGTCGGCTATTTGCTGGCTTCTTAGAGGAAGAAATGGCTACGGACGATAGGATTGTCCTATTGACCGCTGACATTGGATTTGGGGTTTTAGATTCCTTGCGTCTGCGTTTTCCTGAGCGCGTAATCAACATAGGCTCTTCGGAGAGTTTGATGATAGGCGTGGCGATAGGCATGAGCTATGCAGGAAAAATCGTGGTCTGTTACACGATCACGCCATTTTTACTGTACAGGCCGTTTGAGATGTTGCGCAATTATGTGAATTACGAGAAGGTGCCGATCAAACTCGTGGGGTGTGGGCGCGACAAGGATTATCCCCACGACGGTATTACGCACTGGGCCGAGGATGATGAGGCCATTGTGCGCACCGCCTTTCCGAACATCGGGTTTCATAAGCCTGAGGAGCTTACTAGGGAATGTGTAAAAGGGATTCTGTATAGTGCTTCGCCCGAGTACTTGAATGTGCGGAGGAATTGATTGTCCTTGTAATCACCTAAATATATACGCGCATATACATACTAAAATGGCCGGTCTGGAAATAAGAGATTCCGTACTGTTCTATGATAATAACCCAGCGTATTATATACGCGATTATTATTACTACATCTTTGAGCTCGTTAAAGAAATAATGAAACATACACCTACTAGATCTAATAATACGATTAAGATACATATAAATTATGAACATACGCTAGTTGTTCCAGGGGGTCGCGACACCAATGGTAGTCCAGTTGGGTCTATACCTGTTTTAAATACTCCAGGTATGAATTACTTGGTGCGCCTACCTGATTTAGACAAACTGGTAACAAGTGACATTATATTTGATTATAGTATTCCAAATTGTAAAAATGTGGAGTCGCCCAGTGATTATAGTTATCTCTTTAAAAAGTATATTTATGTTCCGCCACTTTTATATCCACTGAGAATAGATATAAATAATAGACATATAGATATTTTAACAACATTTATAAACACTAATGAACCAAGACGTAAGGAATTACTTGATAAAATAAAATCAAATAACCTTCCACATCACAATATAAATACATGTTTTGACAAAAATCAACTTCGGGAAATATATAATTCTACTAAAATTATGATTAATATACATCAGACAGACCACCATCACACATTTGAAGAGTTGAGGGTGTTGCCTGCCTTATTGTGTGGTGTTATCGTTGTATGCGAAGAAAGCCCTCTAATGGAACATATACCGTACAAGGACTATGTCATTTGGTGTAAATATAATGAAGTCGTAGATTTGACAAAACATATTATGGATAATTACACAACATATTATGAATTACTATTTTCAGAAACTAAGATAAATAATCTGCGTAATATAATTGAGACCCTTCATATTAATACTATTCTAATGATACATAACGCCCTTCTAAAATCAGGTGGCAACTTATAGGTCTAAACTTCTTCTGCGCACCTATAAGCAAATGCCATCTGCTGCTGCCGTGTTCAATACGCGTAGTGTAAAAGGGGATGTTACGTTTACGAATAAGGGGGCTAGTGTCGTTGTAGAGGCCGTATTCACGAAGTTGCCTGCAGGCGAGCACGGCTTTCATATTCATCGGGCGGGCGATTTACGCGGCGAGGGGTGTAAGGGGGCGTGTGCGCATTTCCACAAGGGCGAGCAACCTGGCACACATGGTGGTCCACCAGGATCCAAGGGTCCGAGGCACACGGGAGACCTTGGAAATATCTCTGGGGCGGGTACGTACGTCTATACCTTACGAGGCTTGTCGGCTGAGGAGCTCTTTGGGCGTTCTCTGATTGTGCATGAAGATGTCGACGATCTCGGACTAGGTGAAAAAGAGGATTCGTTGACGACTGGGCACTCAGGCCGGCGGATTGCGTGTGCCGTCATAGGGCGTACCATGGAATCGTGTTAGGTTCGCACAGAGTCCCTCTGTAGAAGCTGGGGCGACCATTTGATGGATGCGAGATGTAGTGCGAGAACCTCTCGTGCTGACACAAGATAGCGAATGTCTTCTGGGTCTTCTAGATGTAGAATACAGTGCGCCGTGTTATTCCAGCCATAGTAACGAATATGAGTCATACTGTCTTTAGAACCGTATGCCACGATCTGGGAAATATAGGATGGGTTTGGCATATTGCCTGATGCGCGTTTGTACAGCCAGTCGCTGTTCTCCTTCTGTGTAAATACCTGGTCCTGGAACATCTTGATATTTCCTTCAATCACGCGTCCGTATTTGTTAAAGCGGAATGTGCCTAGCCATACCTGAAGAAGGTCAGGCTGTGGCTGGTTAGATAGTAGGATGACTTTGCGTAACTGATTCGCCAAGTAGCCGAGGGCCAGGGCGGCGAGGAAAGAATAGAGGCCAAATAGAGATAGGCTGTATTCACCGAGATGATCTTGGATGAATACAATCACTGCTTTCGTCTGGGGAGAAGGGACAATGAGCGAGTTCATTTATGATGTTTAGGGACCTGGATTTATGGCCCACGGAGGCATTCAATTTTTAGACCCACGGTTATTTCTAGTAAATATCAGCGCTATCATTTATATTCACCCGCATTACACTTGGAATATTCCTTCTAGTATATTTTCTACCACCTATTTGATTCTTTGGTTTCTTTTCTAACGTTGATTCAGTCACTTCTTGAATACTTACATAATCACTGTCAATCACCCAAGGTACAGAAAGAGGATCAAATTGAAATATATACAGTAAAAACATATCTATCCACCCTACAATCAGATTACACTGTCTATTTTTTCCTTCTGTATCAAATATTGATTTAAAAAATAGGAAATATGTATCTGTCTTTTCATAGTGTACTTTTAATAATTCTAAGTCGGGTTCTTTAGATAATGATTGAACATTATTCTTAAATTCTTCGTATGGTAACTTTAATAAAGGGTCATTAAGGACTATGATACCGTCCATATATTTTTTACGATATGATGGTTCTTCTATATAGGCATTAAAATGCTGTTCATACCAAGATTTATTATATTTTATAATAGTTAAATGTAGTAAGGATATTTTTTGCCCGTTGTCACATGGAATTAGGCTATTATCTTTAAATTTGTAGAATTTTATATAGGGGTATCTTTTCTTAGTCTCTGAGAGTATAAGGCGTATCATTGAGATTGTTACATGTCCCTTTTCTAAGTTTTTATCTACTGCACATTTCGCATTCCATGCTAAAATAGGTATAGTAGCAGTATCTAATGTATGATATCCGCGCTGTACTAGAAGTGATTCTGGAGTATTTACAGATATATTCACACACTCACCGTGGCCGTGGCGACCACCTATAGAAAGAGTATCACACCCATTTCCTTTTACAACTGTTAAATAAAATGTGTACTCTCCAGATTCTAATCGAAAATAGAGGGTGGACATATCTTTCTAATATATAATAATCTATTTTATATGACCTAAAAATATGACTGACGCTTGATGAGCTTCCGTGCCTTGGGAGAGTCAATGGGGATCGTGCCAACATCCGCCTCCACGGAAAGCTCTACGTAGCAACCAATGGTGGGCTCACGCGCGATCTTGTTATAGTCATAGTGTAGCTGGCGAATATGCTTGAAGCCACAGCGGATATAATTCTCCATCACGTAGGGATCACGCAGTGCCACCGTGTTTGTGCGCGCAATGCGGAAACGGTCTACGTAGCTGTGCCATGTATTGATAGGCCCTGGGGGAGCGTAGACATAGTACATTATATGCTTTTCTAGTTATGTTTACCTATAAATGCCTTTAAACATTTCCTGCTAATTATAATCGTTGTATATGGAATGATACCTTGGATTTCGTATGAGCTTATCGTCGGCGTAGTCATATTTTGGTATAAGAAGTACATTATCCACGATCTTTAATTCCATATCCTCAATGGCGAGTATCGCTTCTTTTCCCCTAGGATGTGAAAAATGAATAAAGCGCGAGACATTGCTCATATGATCCAGGACTATGAAATCACCCCTTTGACAGATAATAATGCCGACCAACATTTCTTCTACATGTTCGCGCATTTCGGTATTCGTATAATCCTCTAGGGGCTTTTGAGGAATATTTGTAGATAAATACTCCATATTATGAGGATATTTATATGTAATATTATTATGTAAATATAACGCTGGGCGCGCCTCCTCTATATCAAGGGATTTGAAAAACATGCCGAACTTTGTTTCAGGGCACGTCGTGACGACACGGATCGCATTATTAACACCGTGTATAATATCTTTGAACTCCAAGAAGGCTCTATAATCATCTGTTTGAACAAAGATGGTGCTTGGATTCTTTTGCAGAGCAAGGTGAGCATAAAAATTCATATGTATAAATAAAGATTCACCCAGTAGTTTATCACCTCTGCGAATAAAGACGGCCACATATGTATCAAGCCCCAGGTCTTTTTGAAGGACGCGGGCTTTTTCTAGGAGGTACGGCTGGAAAACAAATAGCTCTTTTATGGCCTGTTTGTACTGAGCTACCGTAAAGATGCGTATATCTTCTCTGTCAATCGCAATTTCTGGCACGGGGCTTTCAGGCTTCTCGGCCATTGTTGTGAAATAGTCTGACCAGCCCAGAGTATGAGCAAAGGTCCACTCGGCAGAATTCAAATACAGTTGCACACCTTGGTGTTTAGATATCATATAGTTCTCCAAGAGACGGAACGCATCCGAGAAGAATCCTAGAGTGCTTTTTCTGAGGAAGAATTCCATTGTGAGTTATTGGGAGGGGGTGTTTATATGGTTTTTACGATACCGCCGTTTACGCATAGTTTGAAGAAAGGTATCTATACGTTTCTGCGCTGCATCCTTCGGCGAAGACTTGACATCCTTACACAGGGCCGTAAATTCATCTTCTATGATAGATGATTTATAAGCCTCATAAAAGGCTTCCGTGGAATTACCCATAATTGCGTAATAAACGGTGCTCGCCTTCCAGTACGTACGAGGCTCTTTTACCTCTTTCAGAGGATTCTTGGAGATGGGCACGGAAGCGAAGTGTTCATAAGAAGGGTATGCCTCAGAAACAACCTTACACTTTTGTAAAAGGTCTGGGAGACTCATTTCATTCTTCATACTATTACAAGAACCACAGCATGGTCTGGATGTTTCAATAGTATATTTGCGTATAGTATTATCCACACGATCTAAGCCGATTCCTTTTGCTGACTGGAACCCACATAGATAGCACGGAGAACGGCTCAACCAATCCCATTGTTCCTGGGTAATTTCAAACTCTAGTTTACGTCCTTCTGCCTCCTTTTTATATGCCGAATAATTGCGATGATTTGTCCTTGTATAATAGAGTGACCATTTAGTGTAAAAAGCCTTGGAGGGGATCATGTGTTTTGCAATGATCTTGCACTTTTCTATGAAAAAGGCGGGATGATAGAAATGCTTCATCCTATTACACGTCCAACACGCGGGCACGCAGTTTTCTTTCGTATATCCTATATCATTATTGATCCTGTCAATACCTAGAGCTTCTGAATCTGTTTTTAATTTACAGTAGTGGCAAGCACTCGTAACAAGTTCTTTGAACTCATCAAAGTTTATCTGGAAGTCGCTGTAGCCACGTTTTAATGATTCTACTGTATGAGTTTTATAAGAAGCTTCCAAATTATTTAGTCGCTCCTCCTTATAGTTCCTCACACGACATTCACGCTTCTTATCACACTTCGCCTGTTTTTCTAAGCATTCTTTACAATGCATAGAATCTTTTCTGCGCCCTGTTTGAAATGATTCAAAATCCTTTGTACACTTTATACAGGATCTTGTAGTATTATTTGTAGTTTGTGCTACCTTAATGAGTTGTTTGCGAGATTCGTAGCGTTTGTTATCTGTTTCTCTTGTCTTTTCTAGACAGCTGTCACATGACTTCTTAGATGCATCCAGGACAGTAAAACATCCTCGTGCTATATCACAGAATACGATACCCTTCTCCTTTTCCTCCGAATAATAAATATCACGCAGATGTTTCTTACAGTATTCATCGTTCGTTTTGAATGTACACCCTCCGTGTTTACAGTCATTCTCCTTCTTCATAAGCCTTGCCCTACAATCTTCACAAGAAGTCATTCCATCTTCTAAGACCTCATTGCTACAACCTCTGAAAAAGAACCTACACCACTTCTTACCTTCTGCCAGCCCATCATCATATACCTTATTCCTCTGGTGGCGTCCACAATACATTGTAGAATTCGGGGGGAATTTACAGCGGTTTCCTTTTCTAGGACCTTCCTGTATGGTTGCTTTACATGTTTCCATTCTATAATAGAAACGTGTAAACTGTTTAAGCCGTCCACGGCTTCCTGCCGTGGTTTAACCAATTGAAGAGTTACCGTGGACACCGTCACATACTAAAATGAATATAAATTGTAATCCATGACGTGTTTGTGTCATGAATGTCCTTAGTTGCTATACGCGAGTCCTCCCATTCCGCTCATGACGCGTAACACATTATAGTTCGTCGCGTACACACGCACCTGAGAGCTCGTGGAAGAGCCCACCGCGTTGTTGGACACCGTCAGCAGGAGCGTGGTGTTGTCAATGCGGGACAGGTTGCAGGTGCCACTGGGCTGGTGCTGCTCAGGGGACAGGGCGAAGGAGTACACGTTGATGCCCACCGCCGGCACGTTGGTGTGGTGCTGGTAGGGCTGCACCAGGTTGAAGTAGTCGCCCTCGCGCACCGTGAAGCGGTCGTGGCCGTTGAGCTGCAGCAGCGCCGTCACCACGGGGTTCTTGCCCGCCATGCCCTCCACGCGGGTCACGGAGTAGCCAGACTCCAGGCAGGAGCGGTCCCACCAGTCGGAGTAGTTGAACGGCTGCTGGCCCTTCCACGCGTTCACCACCGCGTCGTCGCACGACACGAAGGAGTCGCGCTGCACCACCCACACAAGCTCCTTGCAAGGGTGGTTGAAGTTCAGCTTCAGCTTGTTGGACGAGGAGTTGATGGACTCCGCGCCCGTGAACTGGAGCACGTCGATCAGGTACTCGTGGGACACCTGGGCGAACTTGCGGCGCTCGTCCGTGTCCAGGTAGATGTAGTCCACGTACAGAGACGCGGCCACCAGGTTGGCGGAGTTCACGCGGTCGCGCACCACGTGCACGTTGGCGTTGTTGGGCGCATTGTCCCACACCAGGTTGTTCAGGTCGTTGAACTGCAGGTTGATGCGCACCTCGTGGTACTGGAGAGCGATCAGGGGCAGCGCCAGGCCAGGGTTGCGGCAGAACCAGAACTGCAGGGGCACGTACAGCGTGTACTCGGGCGTGCAGCCCAGGAGCTCAGCAGATGAATTGGGCTCGCCGCCCGCACAGTCGTTGTCGCAGTCCTCGCCGCCCTGCACGATCAGGTTGGTCAGGTAGGGCACGTTGCCCACCATCTTGGCGTAGCCCGCCTGCTTGCCAGGCTCCTGGGTGAGCTCATTCCAGATGTGGAGCCAGTCACCATAGTGCTTGTCAATGCGCTGGCCGCCGATCTGGAGCTCCACCCAGTCAACCAGGTTGTGGCCCACCCAGTTCAGCCAGCGGAACTGCGCGCCAGAGTTGTCGGCAGCCTGGAGCTTCACGGAGGGCAGAGTGGCCTGCAGGTACATGCGGTAGATCAAGTCGCCGTTGCGCTGGATCGTGCACGTCACCTGGTTGCCGAAGCGAGGGTTGCCGTTGAAGGGGTTCTCAATGGACTCCATCGCGAAGTTCGTGTGGCGACGGTACACCGCCTTGAAAAAAGTAATCTGGGGGTTACCCGTCAGGTACACATCCTGGGCGCCATAAGCCACGAGCTGCATGAGACCACCACCTGTCATTTTGTTATACCCCTAACTTAGAAAAAAAATCTGCCGGAGAGGAGTTCCTACAGTATTCGCAGAAATTTTCGCAGCTGCCTAAAGATAGGTGGGTTGAACTACTCAATGACGGCGCAAACACCTAAAGAGAGTCTATTTACAGAGCTTTTTCACCGGAGACCCGTGGATCCTGGACTTGTTCGCCAGGTCCTCGGTGCGTTTGAAAAAGAGGCGGTGGCCCTGGCGTTTTATTGGTTGGGCCTTGGGAATCGCGGAGGATATATTGCGATTATTACGGAAGTGTTAAAGGAGTTTCCTACTTTAGCTGAGGACATTCTAAGGCGGGTGCCCGTGGACGGAACATGGGTAGATCTGTGGAAACTGTATGGAATATCGGAGGCTGGGGATAAGGCGATTGATTTGGTGGTGCTTGGGCAGTTTATGGAAGACCAGGAATCGGAGAAGCCGAGTCAGTTCGTCAGATGCCTTCCTGTGGATCTGAGGAACCCTTTGACGAAGCGTTTTGCTCGGCTTTTTTTTCCATGGACACTGGGTGGTAAGCAGATACGTAGATATCGTGGGGCTGTTTCGTGCTTGAAGCGATTTTGCGCTGCTGGCGTGGCGGCAGTGCCGGGAGAGAGAATATTTTCATCGGCTGTGGCGGATAAACTCTTGGCACCTGCGTTTCTCACAATGGCGAGGAAATATGATACGGAGTACGTCATGACGGATGTTATTCCTGAAGATACCGTATTTATGTGTGACTTCAGTGAGTCCATGTGGGGGAGGCCTTTGGCCATATCATTAACTCTTGGTATCATTAGTGGTCGTGTGCTCACATTCGACACCGAGCCACGGTGGCACACATTTCGGCCTGAAGATAGTTTGTGTAAAAAGATGGCATCCACTCGTTCCATTGGATGTGGCGGGAAAGTAGACTTCCAGAAGGCGTATGAGCTTATTGGTTCTAAGAAGTATCTTGTTGTCATAACAGACATGGATTATGAAGATGTGTTTAGTCCTGGGTTTTGTGTAAAAGATGGGTTGATGGTGATACTATGGAATGTGAGCGCTGTGGTTGGTGGCGCCTATGCTGTAATACGCGAAGAAGGAGTGGCGCAGATGTACGGGTGGTCCGATGCTATGTGGGAAATGGTAAAAACAGGCGTTCGCATCATTACGCCGATGGAGCTTGTTAGCCCTCCACTAGTAAGGGCACGAGCCTCTCCGCAATTCGCTTGACGACGGGCACGGAGACCGCATTGCCGGCGAGCTTGTAGAGATTTGCATCAGATAGGGCAGGCAACACATAAGTCTGCGGGAATCCCTGGAAGTTGAAACACTCCCTAGGCGTCAGCTTGCGAATACCCTTGCTGTCTAGGACGAATGGGACATTGTGCCCGCCACCGCCCATATTTGCTGTCAGGGTGGGACACACCTTGCTCTTGTTTTCGCGCACATAGACGCGCCTGTACTGATAAATTGTCAGGGGTTTTGTCACCGCGTCTTTTAGCAAGGGCCAGGCACTGGAGGTCTCCTTATAATAATATTTGGCGGGAACCTCGGTCTCTAGCATCTCCGCAATAGGCCTCTTCTCCATCTTGGGGAAATCCAAGTTGAATTTGTCATAGATCGCCTTGGATTTCAGACAGACAATGTAGATTCGCTCCCTGTGCTGAGGAATGCCAGTGACATCCGAGGTATTCAGGACCTTGTGGCAAATGTGGTATCCACGGTTTTCCAGCTCAGTGCGAATGGTCTGGAATGTCTTCTTGTCGTCGTGAGTGACGAGATTCTTCACATTTTCTAGTACTACACAGCGGGGCTGATGATGGTCAATAATCGCGAGAATCTTCCAGAAAACGTTGGAGCGCTCATCGTTGAAACCCTCTTGATAGCCGGCAATGCTGAACGGCTGACAGGGAAATCCGCCGGTCAGAATATCGTGTGGAGGGATGTCTTCCACTTTAATGTCATTCAGATTCCCTAGAGTAAGCTTGTGGCCGAAGTTCGCATCATAGGCCTCCTTGGAATGTTTCACCATGTCGTTGGCAAATGACACGGCGATTTTACCTGTGGATTCAAAGGCCAAACTAAATGCGCCCGTGCCGGCGAAGAGATCCACCATTCTGAGAGGCTGAGCCTGAGCGCCAGAAGGAAGCGTAGCACCAGGGGCATGAGCAGAAGGTTCTTCCAGAAGCTTCACAAGTTCCTCCTTCTTCTTTCCACTATACCCTTTTACCCCCTTCTGCTTACAAAGCGCAATGAGTTCCTCGCGCGTCTTATCCATATTTCGTGAGACTGTATTTATTTATGGTTTGGGTGGTCAATTTTTATCTGTAGCTTCGTTTACTGCAACGTATACTACGGAACTTGTTGAAAGATGCATTAAAGAATGATATGTGATTCTCACATATATATTATTATCCCAAACCATTGTACCCGTTTGTTTACCTATTATATATATGTAAGCAGAATATACTACAGAAAGAACTCCAAGTCCTATAGTTTTCTTAGATACATTATAATAAAATCCTATGTAAAAGGAAGATATCAAATAATTCAGTAGGGCTGTTTGGTCTATTATAAGGAATGTTGGATGATGATAATTATGAATTACAAATGATGTGAATGCTAGTAAGAAGCACGTAGAAGCATGATAATTATATCCCTTTTTCAGTGATATATATCCTGGGAAAATATATAGAGAACCTGTTAATGATAGTAGCCGATCTGGGTTCATATATACGTGGCAACTAAGTATTTTAGACCATTATAAAAGCCGACCTAAACTAGTCCCTGTCCTTGGATTAGAATGAAGGCTACAAGAACAACCTTAGATAATTTACACCATATACAAGTGGGCAATTTACAGAGAGAAAAAGAGGAAGTGGAGAATATGACAATTAGATTAGAAACCCTTAAGAAACGAATAGAAGTGTGTGCTGATGTTGTGGAAAAGACGAAGTTGGAGGATGAGTACGAAGTTCTCAGGAAAAAGAGGGATGATTGGAAAGATAACAAGCCGATGTATGACTATTTTTTTGAGACGGGCGAGATACTTTATAAGTACTACGACCTCCAGGAAAAGATCCAGCAAGGTTCTACGGGTTCTTCAAAGGCTGTGAAAGTAAAGCCAGGAAGTGTCTTGGCCGCGCTGAATGAAGGAACGGCCGAACCTTTTGTTCCCCATCAGAGGGGTTTGAAGCAGGAAGAAGGTCGCGAGGTCTTACTGGAAAAATATCTACAAAAGATTGACCCAGAACACGCCAAGTCCACGAACTCCGTAGAAGATCCTTATGGAATATGCGATCGTTGTGATAAAGAGATGACGTTCAGTATAAATGAAGCCCTCTTTTTCTGTGACCAGTGTGGCTACCAGGAGTTCGTCCTTATAGACAGTGATAAACCCAGTTACAAGGATCCTCCTCGCGAGGTCACATATTATGCCTATAAGCGCATTAACCATTTCAATGAGTGGCTAGCCCAGTTCCAGGCCAAGGAGAGTACTGAGATTCCTGAGGAGGTCTTTGACGAAATAATGGAGGAGCTAAAGAAGGAGCGGATATCTAGCACGGAAGGATTGAAACCTGCGAAGATTCGTGAGATTCTCAAGAAACTCAAGCACACAAATTTTTACGAGCACGTGCCTTATATTTTGAATCGTATAAATGGAAAAACTGCTCCCGTCATGTCGCGCGAAGTGGAGGAGAAGTTGCGATTCATGTTCAAGGAGATCCAGAGCTCGTTCGTAAAGCACTGTCCAAAGAATCGGAGCAACTTCTTATCCTATTCATACGTCTTGTACAAGTTCTGCGAATTGCTGGAGCTGGATGATTATTTACAGTGCTTTCCTTTGTTGAAAAACCGCGATAAGCTATACAACCAGGACAAGATTTGGGGACTGATATGTGCGGATTTGCAGTGGCAGTATATTAGGTCGATTTAGGGTTTTGAAAATTTTATAAGCCATAAAAAATTGACCCTGCCTGGCCGACAAACAAACAAGTCCTTACCATGCCTTCTCTTACCATCATTATGGGCCCTATGTTCGCAGGGAAATCCTCGGCCGTCATTGCAAAGGTGCGACGCGCCGAAGTACTCGGTTGGAAATCATTTGTGATTACGTCATCTGCTGACACGCGTTACTCCGAGGAATCCAAAATCATGACGCACGACCGAGCATCCATGGATGCCACTGGGGTGAATGTGTTAAAGGGATTGGAGCAACGGGCCGAGTATTCGGCCGCACGCTTAGTAGTCATTGAGGAGGGACAGTTCTTCACGGATTTGTATGACTTTGTTATGCGAGCAGTGGAGGACGACGGGAAAGACGTGGTGGTTGTTGGCCTTGATGGTGATTCGGATCGGAAGCCTTTCGGAGACATTCTTCGCCTTGTACCTCTCGCCGACGAAGTCCAGCGCCTCACATCCTTGTGTAAAAGGTGTGGTGATGGTACAGCTGGACTATTCTCAGCACTCGTGCACGGTTCCAAAGGCGGTGAACAGGTCTTTGTGGGTGGCTCGGATTCGTATGAGGCGATGTGCCGGAAGCATTATATGGAAAACTCATTGCGTGCGTGATATTCACTAGCGCAAGGAGTTTTATTAAAGAGGTTTTTCGTCTTTAGTGCATGGGGAAACCGACCAGGTTCGCGCCAATGCCGAAGCCCGCGCCCTGGCGCGCCGTCACGCCGATGGAGGGTGAGAAGATGTCCAGCACCGCGAACACCGCGGCGGCCATGATCGTCACTGTGAGAATCTCATCCATGGGGAGCTGCTTACGAGGAATAAACACAAGGGCCAGGGCCACGGCAATGCCCTCCACTACATACTTGACGATGCGGGTTAGAAGGTCGTTTACGTCCATCTTGTCTATATTCGTTCCCTAGATTTTTTTCCGGGATGAAAGGTCTAAACAGAGTGGCACATACCCATTCAGAAATGTCTGGCGCCCCTAGTTCTTCTGAGCCCCAGGAGGACTTCTTGAGCGAGGATCCGGAGATCAGTAGCCAGAAGGTTGTTCTTCTGAGTTTCCTCAGCCCGGAGAAGGTTCTGGCGAACAAGGACGTATTCTTCTTCCGCAACTTTGTGCAGAACTATGCGCTGGAGTGGCGTACAAAGAAGCTGGAGGTGTGGCTGGCTGAGCAGGTGAGTGCCATCAACACCAAGCTGGAGACCCTTGCCGGTAACCTGGATAAGGCATCTACTCCTGCCGCTGCGCCTGCAGCTGCAGAGGCCGCGGAGGCAGTCAAGCCGGCCGACGAGATTCGGAAGAATCTTCTGCGTGTGGATGTGCTCGTAGAGGAGTTCCAGCAGTACGTGCGCAAGAACATGCGCGAGCTGGCCGATTCCAAGGTGCAGGAGGAGTTCGACAACTTCCTGTTTAGCTACGGTTCGAAGCTAGAGGAGGAGTTCTTCGCGAAGAACGAGTTCCGCACCACCATGCGCGGTATCAAGGTACGCGGTGTATTCTCGTCGGAGGCCGAGGCTGCGGTGCGCGCCAAGCGTCTCCAGAAGGCTGACCCCTCTTTCAACATTTACCAGGGTTATGTCGGTAAGTGGATGGCCTGGGAGCCTGACGCAAACAAGGTCGGTGACCAGGAATACGCGAACGAGGAGCTGAACACTCTCATGAAGAAGTACCGGGAGAACGAGGAGAGTCGCGACGTCTTTTACAATGAGCAAAAGAAGACGCGCATGGGAAATGCGAAGACACGCGAAGCTGCCGATGTGTCTCCTGAGGCCACTCTGACGCCGACTGTTGAGGCCTCTGCTCCCGCCGCTGCGGCGGCAGCAGGCAGTAGCTACGACGGCCTCTTTTCTGGCCCCGCCGATCTGGCGATCCAGCGCAAGATTGAGCGCATGGATTAGAGTGCCTAAAAGTTGCCGGTAGGAACCGCATTCGGATAGCGTGTACCAATAGGGAGACATGTGTTAGGCTCCTTCGCGCAGAAATGGCCCTCGCCACAAACAGGATTACACGTTGCCGGGTAATTGGGATTTACGAAACCCTGAAGGCTAGAAGTCCCCTTTAGAATAGGTAAAAGGGCCAGTAATACAACCAGTAAGAGCAGTACATACCATGTGCCGGTCTTTATGGTTAACTTCGCCATCTTTCTAATTACACCGCTCTAAAAATACGGCAGGGGTGACAGTACGCCTTGGGGAGCAAGAGGGACAGGCGCTTTCTCATATGCGGCGATGGGCTCTGTCTTCGCACAGAAGCCATTAATACACTTCAGACCAGCACCGCACGGCTCCAGATCTACTCCACAGCGCGCAGAGCCACCGCTCGCAAATCCCTCGCAAATGGGTTTACCTAGAATCACTAGCAATAGCCCAAGGACAAACATAAGAAGGAGGACCCGACAAATATCTTTCATTTCGTTTGTGAGCGCCATTCTAAGAAGTATCAATCTTATTGCATCGGATATTTTTTCACCTGTATCATCGGCCCCTTCAACCGTTTCGCAGCCGTAGCGTCGTATTCATTCCCCTCCTCACCATCCTTCTCCTTATAATTCGCCATCGCATGATTCCAGAACTCCTGGGCTCCAATACGGAACTCGCCGTGCATCTCGGCCTTGTACCAAAACACCGTATCTTCCAGCTTATTGGACTGCGAATTGTTGTTCATAACAATACACTCATAGTTCTGTGTACACTGGTCCATGACCTGGCAGAAGAACTCAAAGCTCGGAAACGCACTGCCGAAGTTCTCAAAAATACGTTTGCGATTGGTTACGTAGGGCTCTCGGAGGATGAAACAATAGTCCACGTTCGTGCGCAACATTGGAGGAATACCGAGAGGGTACTGCATAGTAATGATGAAGAACACCTTCAGCCAACGGCCGTTCAAGAAAAGATAGCGAATATTGCGATCGTGCAGCCAACTGTCATCATAGAGGCAGTCGTCCATAATCAAGAAACTTCTCGGATCCGTGCGCTGTTGTCCATACGCCTCCACTTCCTTGTTAATCTTCGCCATAATCATCTTCTGCCTCTTACAAAAGTTCGCAATAATAACAGGACTATAGTCGCCATGGATGAACAACGGGGGAATGAGTTTCTTATAGAACTGGTTTGACTCTTCTGTGCCACTAATCACAGTTCCTAGAGGCATTTCCTGATGGTGATAAAGGAGGTCTCTCACGAGAGTGGACTTGCCGGTACGTCTTCTGCCAATGAAAACGCACACGGCGTCCTGCGGAATCATCTTCATGTCAAACTTCCGGATTCCCACATTGAGTGCATCGCCCTTGTCAGACATTTCTTGTATTAAGGCGAGTGAAAATACTTAGTCGTGCGGTTACGAGCTCATTTGGAAATCCGCCGCAGCCGCTAGAATGGATCCGTGTTTAACCCAACCAGTTCCCGTGGCATTGCCTGTTTGGAGGAGATTCTCCGGGGCACCTCGCCTTGCCGGATATACTGAAGTAACATCTGTAACACCAATCATTGGAAAGTTCCTTGGGTCACCGCCCCCCTCTGAAGGCCAGTTGGCAGCGGACAACTTATTTGCGCGTGCCGTGGATTTCCATGGACCCGGGGAATGTAAGATAGAAACTGTGTCAAAGGAGGTTAAGAATGCGTTTTGTAAGGTGACCCACCTGCTGGACCCGATACGCACAATCCAGACCTATTATTCTAACCCTGAGAAGGGCGAGAGGCGACGTGAGGCAAAGGCCGGCAATCCGATGAATCAGGCCTATGTGGATGGCCTGGCGAGTTATTTACTCGGCCAACTTCGCGAGAGGAATATTAGCCCACATTTCTGCTTGTTTTACGGTGGATATCGTGGCGTGGCCGACAAGTATCGTTACAATATAAGCGGGGAGTACGAGTCTTATCGGCGCTACAAGTTATTCTGGGAGCGCCGGCGCCAGGGGCTGTTCTCCGTACACTTTGACGATGATGCGTCGCAGATAGAAACCCCGAATTCATCTATGCGTTCCACCACGTTCCACTACTCCACGCCGAGGTCTGAGGCGAGCCATATAAGTTTGGAGGATGGGGGCGAGCTGAGCCCCGAGATTGTGGAGTTGGAGAGTGTGGATACCATGGAATCTGCGTCTTCTGGGTCAGAGGAATCTGGCTCTGGCGAAGACGAGTCTGACTCTGGCTCTGGGTCAGAAGAGACTTATGAAGAGTCGGCGGTATTTATGGAGCTGAAAGAATTTCCTGTCATGTTGATATTCCAGGAGAAGATGGAGGGCGTCTTGGATTCTATGCTAGACGACGAGGGTGAATTGGTAGGCGTGCCTAGACACTCAGAGGCCTGGGAACAGCGCTGGATTGCGTGGACGTTCCAGATAATTGCAGCGCTCTGCGCAGCCCAGGGCGCCCTTGGATTCACGCACAATGACTTACACACGAATAACATCGTGTGGAAGACGACGGACCAGGAGTGGCTACACTACATTTCCCGCGACGGTACTGTGTGGAAGGTGCCGACCTTTGGAAAAATCATGTGCCTCATTGATTTCGGTCGTGCAATTTACCGTGTAGGAGAGCAGTGGTTCGTGAGTGATGACTATGACAAGGGCGGAGATGCCGAGGGTCAGTATGCCTTTGGATCCATGTTAAAGGGGTCTGAGAAGCCTATTTATCCTAATCCCTCCTTTGACCTCTGCCGCTATGCCGTGAGTGTAATTGATGCGTTATATCCGGAACAGCCGGCCGAGAAGCCCGATGGAGCCATTCTCAGCCAGGAGTGTTTGTGGAAGGTGCACGAGACGGTCTCACCCTTCTGGAATCTCCTGTGGTCGTGGCTCATTGACGATGACGGAAATAATGTCTTGCGTGAGGAGTACGGCGAGGAGAGATTTCCGGACTTTGACTTATATCAGCATATTTCAGAGAAGGTCGTAAATTGTAAACCCCAGGATCAAATCCGCAAAGAGATTTTCAGCGGGTTCCATGTAGCGCGTGACTCATTAGGAGCCGAGGTGAAGTTGTACCCGCTCTTTTGCTGATGTATTGCTAGTAGGAGATGTCGGGTGAGAAGGAGTATCTGTGTATTTTAGAGGAGCTGTATCGTTTGAAAAAGAGCAACGATACACTTGTTGGTGTTATAGAGAACCAATCTGCCTTATTAGCTAGGCAAGAGGCTCTGATAAAAACACTTCTGGAGACCATACAGGGTCTGGTAAAAAATGAAATAATAGGGGGTTCTTCTATATAACTTACCTTTTGCCATGGACAACGAGCACGTACTAAACTTTCACGAGGGCGTTCCACGCCTTCCTGAATGGCTTCCAACGTATGAGCTTTCTCTGATAATGGGAGCTGGCGATTTGGATCAAGGCGGAATTCTAAATGTAGAAAAATTCTCGGACTTTGACGTATTCTTTTGTAATAACTGGAGCCATGCTGGAAGCCTTGAGAGGAATATTGCGTATTTGGAGAAGCATTATTTTCACAAGAAGGTGATTTGTATTATTGATGTTCATAATGAGGAAGAGATGTTCCATTTTACTCAGCTATTTGAGCATCGCTTTCGTCATGTAGACGGCTATGGCCAACATACGCCTCATATGAATATCATGGATTTGGAGAAGGTCTTATGTCTTGGGGGACAGGCGGTGAATATTTATGAGATGTCTGAGATGTGTATGGAGGTTGGTGAGTTTGAGAAGTCTTTGAAAGAAGACTATTATCCTTGTATAGCGTTAATGGACGGGAAAGTCTATCGGAATCCTGCGGTATGCTTTGATTTGGGGGAAGAGAAGACGGCCGAGCTCAAGGCTCTTGTGCTTCGTCGGATTCGTGAGAGGGTGAAAAAGGGATTCGTGAGAGTTGACGATTCTGTTCTACAGGATCTTGAAGCCTATAGCCTCTGGCATTTACAGAAGGTCTTGAAGGGCCTTCTTTACGAACCACAGTTTCCGCCGAATATGGCAGGTATCGTGCGCTGGAATAGACGTTCTTGGAGCGAGGAGAGTATGCTGGAGCTCGTTGTTGAGCGTGTGGAGCCTGAGTATGGCTTGGATCGGTTTTATGACGAGGAGCAAAAGGGGAAGATGTCGGCCTTGGTTGACGCAATCAAGGCCGATATTCGTATGGGATTTCTCTTGGGAGCACGTATGAAGTACAGACGATTGATGAAGGCGGCGGCTGCTGCCGTGTCGACTTTAGAGGTATAAGAGTCCAGCCCTATATTCCTCGGCCCGAGGATACAAGGTGCCACCCAGGGAATCTAGCCAATACTCGCCGAAATTGTAGGACGGGTGTAAATGGTGTAAAAGGTGATGGTTGCCGATCAGATACACTCCTCTTTCATCATGGCGCAACATTCCACGGATATTTAGGATTATTAATGCTGTGAAGATATCATTTGCCGAGTAGGCGAGAAATCCCATGGGTACGAAGAATCCGAGACTTTGGAAAGGGGATTCTATCCAGTGGCCGTGGTACGTATCCAGGAATTGCGGTATTGGTTTTTCATGATGGGTCTTGTGATATTTGTAGACTGCGCGGTCATGTAATATAACATGTGATATATAGAACCATATATCATATGTTATGACCGATAGGATCGCGGGGAGCATAATGGATTTTATATATTCTTGGGCTGGGCTTTATACCCCTCGCCCTGGAGAAGGGTCTTTGAATAATTGTAGTAAGGGTTGTAATTCATGAGATCCAGGCGGAAATACATAGATAGTTTCAGGAGGTAATGTTATAATTTTATCCCTTGTTTTCTTCCTTGTCGTTTGCTTTGACTTTGATTTATTGGAAGGTTTAGAAGGCTTAGGAGAATTTGCAGTAGATATCGTTGTATGAATGACAGTTTCAAAATGCCCGTCAATGCGGAATCCTTGATTGCCTTGACCAAAATCAAGACCTCCCCCCAGATAGTGGATTACAATAGTTGGTTTAGCACTATCAAAATTATTATAGCTTTGGCGCACAGGGTGCAGAGCCCCTGTTTCATCCAAACGCAGAGCTAGCCAATTATGCCCATATATTCTTGCAATTATAGCCCCAATCTCTATTCCAAGTTCTGTATATTCCTCTGGTAATAACTCATCAAGAGTCTCTTGAATAATAACTCTACCGCCTGAATCTGCATAAAATAAGTCGGCTTCTTCATTTAATTCTTCGGTTTTATCCATAAGTTGTTTACGCCACTCATTTGCTAAATAACCACGCATTTCATTATCATGTGATCTGTATATCGCCGATGTAGCAAAGAGAAAACTGTGAAGCATACAATTTCCATCGCCGATTGCAGCTACGCGTTTAAAATTATGTAAAGGAAGCCCTTGAATCTCAAAGGGTTCTTCCCATTTTAACATAATATCTTTTTTGTCTTTTGATATAACTTTATAGTTTTTCAAAAAGCCATTTATGATACCTTGTACTACTGGGTCCATCTAACATATCACTTCTAAAACCTTGCCGGCCCCGTGTGTAATTCAACGTCGGAAGAAGCGCCCGATGATACACTGGCGCTCATTACACCACCTCCTGTCTTTATGAGAGACGCCGTCCAAGAATCCACCGAGTCCGGAAGCATCATATAGATCGTGGCAGAAAGAAACGCCCCTAGGATAAAGTCGCGGAAGACCGCTCTCATGCGAAACGGCTCACCATCTTTTCTCATCATTGCTTGTTGTCCGAAACTTGCAGCACCCACTAAAACTCCGCCAATCGCCAGAGCCATCCAGAATCCGGGTTTTGTTGTAAAGGTAGCGCCCTCCATCTAAGGCGCCTCCATCTTTCTAGGAGAGTATTTCATCCGCATCCATCGTAAGAAGTTCATCCGTTATTTTTATTTTATCGAGGTCCTCCTCCTCATCGTCGGGCTCCTCCACGCGCGTCTCTGCCTCTGCGAAAGGAAGGTCATGTATCTCATTCGCCTCCAGGGTATTGGAGTCAAACATAACGTGTTCCTGGGCAAACGATACGGAGGGTTTCGTATCAATGTAAATCATCGGCTGTGTCGGGGCTAGAGGAGCAGGCTCCTTCGGAGGCTCCTCGGGCGCCTTGGGAGGCTCCTCGTGCACCTTAGGAGGCTCCTCGTGCACCTTGGGAGGCTCTTCAGGCACATACTCAGTAGGAGCTTCCAATACAGGTGCCTCGGACTCCACCTGAGTGACAACGTCAAGCACCTTGGGAGCCTCTTCTGAGGCAGAAGCAGTAGCCTTGGGAGGCTCCTCATCGGCCTCCTCCGTTTCAATTAACGGGACAGGTGCCACTGTACCAGCAGGAGTCTCTCCTCCCTCCTCATCGTCCTCGTGCAGGTACTCGCGCAGAATCGTTCTGACCGGAAGGAGCCCACGAATAGCCTGTAAAATGGAGTCGTGGATGAGTCCAGACACCTGGCGAAGATTCTTCTGCTTCTCTATACTGCTCGTGTCCACAAACAAGAACGCATTTGTCCAAAGAGTTCGTGCACACTCTGACAGGACGCGATGGAGAAAATGGTCAATCTTCGGAATCGTGATCTGTAACTTCTTCTGCTTCGTGCTCAGGCGAATCGCAGAAAGCACCTTCGTGTGCGCAATAAACACGGCAGTCAAAAGCTCCTCCAGGTAATCACACTTACAGTCCTTCTGAATAACATCAGTCTCTCGCACCACCTTATCCTGATTCCAGTCCGGGATACATTGTAGCAGATTCTGGAATGTCCACAAGTATTTCTGAGAAGTCTCGGCCTGACTCCTCGCCTCATCCAGGAGGCGCAGGAAATACGTTTCTAGGCACGGAGCCAGGAATACACATAGCTGGCGAGTGTATTCTCCCTTCGCCTCGCCGTACACAGAAATCTCAGGACCATCCATTCTAAGCTTCCTTGGATTGAATTATCTTCTCCTTGACCGCACGCATATAATACATATGTGCCCAAGGGCTGGAACCACTTCCCACAGCGCGCAAGGATAAGAGCGCGTCCTCCCATAGCGCCCCATCCTTCAAATATCCCTTTAACACATCGGTCGGCTGTTCGGCCTGGTGAAAAGCGCCGCGACAAGATTCTGTGTCAGCTTGTGATACCCTATAGGATAATTTATTCCCTATAGTCTGTTGCTGTTGTTCTCTGCGAAACGACTTCTTGAAACCGCACTGTTTCCACTCACACCTGCTCTGAATCGCCGGCGTAATGCGCTGAGGATCCCTACACTCCAAGATACACTGTACGTTGGGCGAGGCCGTCTCCAAGATTCTCCGCAAAAACGCCTGGGACTCGGGAGTCAAATCATCAGCCCCTTCTATCCACACAATGAGAGGCTCTTGACTCCTCACTTGCCTGTGCAAATTCTCCCGACCTTCCCTCAAACTTCTATCAGTGCGCGCATTCCAATGAAAGAGCTTCTTATTTTCCTGTTTGACTTGCGCAAGAATCCACGTGGTTTTTCCACATCCAGGGGGGCCATAAATCAACCATGCCGGCTGTGGCATACTAGAGACTGTGTTAAAGGGATGTTTAGGTTCTTGTATTGAAGTGAGGTATCTTATCTTTTATATTTTACGGTAGTAATGGGCTCCAAACTCTCTGTCCCTGTATCTGCCTCCGACTGGGATAGCTTGGCAGCAGAAGCAGAGCGCCTGTTAAGCTCTCTTGCACAGCTTCTAGATTCGGCCGTGGAAGGCGAAGACTGTCTCCAGCGTTTCAATACTATACATAGCCAATGGATTTGTGTAAAAGGGTGTTTGGTTGGTTGTCTAACGCTGGGTGCAAAGGAAAGGGTGGCGTGGTTGAATAACATCACCAACAAAATGTCCGAGATGTCTTCCAGATTTCATACAATTCGTCGCCTAGGACTGGCACCTGTGGAGGAAGCTAGCGGAGAAGAGTCTTTGCTCTCATAGGCCAGCATTTACATGGAGGCTCTGCATGAGAGGATTTCTCTCTGTCTGAGAAATGATCTCGCGCTGGTTCCTCTCCATGGACACGTCCAGGCGAGGCGGGGCACGATACTTCACCCGACCAATATCCGCCGCCCCAGGACCGAAATCTATGGAACGACCTATCGCTAGAGCACGGTCATTTATAATGTCCGTGTCCAGCTTGCGAGAGCTGACATTCGGCTCATCGCCCTTGAAAATCTGGATATTGCCACCGCCTAGCGCAGGGCGTTTAGCCACCATCTGCTTATTCGGGTTCGTGCGCATATTGTACGCGGATATGTGACTCGTGTGGCGTTCATGGGCAGCCTTCGGTCCTCCCGTATAGGCCGATTTCGCCGAGATCTGTGCCTTCTGGGTCACGCGCGCAATATCGGCGGGGTCATAGACCTTGAGGCGCGTGGGAATATCGGCAGGGGCAGCGCCACCGAAATAGTCCATGCGTATAGTACCCTCTTTTACAGTCGTGCGCGCAACATCGCTAGGATCCCATACCGTAATCGCAGGAGCCGAGTTCGCATATCCAGTGGCCACGCCCGCCTGGTGGATATTGCCGATCGTCTCACCACGGCGCGTGGGGCGCGACTCGTCTTCGTAGTGCGTCGTTACCGCCCCCGCCTCGGCCGGCGACAAGTTCAGACCCTGGCTCCTATCGCCGGTGAAATAGCGCTCATTCGGGCGAATCTCAAAGCCCTCCTTGCCATAATCGTCTTGGGCGCCCTGCTTCATGTACGTCGTGCCATCGGCATTACGGTATCCAGCCCCCGCGTATTGCTGGTGTGCCGGCGTCTTATAGCTTCCCACCACGTAGTTCATGCCGAACTCCTGGCTTCCACCAGGACCCTTGTACTCCACGCTAGTATCCTCGCGTGCCGTGTGGGGCATCACTTGAATGGGGCGCACCGTCTCCTTCTGATACGCACCCTGTCCACCAGGACCGAAGCGCTCGCCCGTCTCATCCACATAGAAGGTATCAGGGCGGTACTTGCGAACTTCGCCAGGGCTGTCCATGGCCTTGCCGATAAACTGCTGGCCAGGCACCACTGGCATATTATATGTTTCCTTCGGATTCGTCAATACACGCAGGTCCTCCGTCTTGCGGATATTCTTCATCATGAGTTCATTCACCTCCAATTGCTGGAACCCGCCCTTGCCCGTTGAGCTGAATCCCTCGCCGACGCCAGGAGCCACCTTCACAGGCTCAAAGGGGCGCTCTCCCGCGCGGTTCCTCGGATCATTGATACGACCCTGGATGAACTCGGAGGAATCTTCCAGACCATAGACATTGCCGAAAGGCTGGGTGGTATTATCGAACATCTGCTCCACCTCCTTCTTGCGAATATCCGTGGATCCAGAGCCCGTATAACGGTCTAGACGACCTGTATTGGCGTCAGGGCCCACATTCTGGCGTACTCGGCTACCGAAAAAGGGCTGCATATTGTTGTGAACAAAGTCGCTCGTCTTCATCGTCTGGCCTGTGAGCAAACTTGTTATATTGTCGCCGTCAATGTAATTCGGGTTCTCCTCTATACCACCCGCGTTCATCATCACATCGGGAGTGGCCGTGGCAATGGGGGCCGGCGTGGCGAATGCAAAGGCACTGGAGCTGAGGACCGACGGGTGTTGTATAGAAAGTCTTCCACCCGGAGAAGGTACCGGTTCAGAAGGAAACGGCGTTCTGCCCATGAGGTCATTGTATTTCAGGTCTAGCTCGGGATTCGTTCCACGGAGGCTTGTCTTGGCTGCTTTGTCTGCATACTGTTTATTGTTGGGGGCTCCAGCCTTTACGTCGGGAGACCCCACAAAAGCCTCCTTTGTCCCTATAGCATTTCTTACGATGGGATTGGATCCCCTGGAATTCGTAGGATATACCGGTGCAGGTGACGCATGTTTTGCTAGGAGGAATCCTGCGCCCCCTAGAAGTGCTAAGGCGGCCAATTCCATACTACAAGTGATTATTAAACTTATTTGGACTTCTTGCAACGCTCCTTGTCAATCAGTCGAGAAGGAATGAAGAAGTCAAAGGGCGTCTCAAAGACGGCCTGGGGATTGTGAAAAAGGGGTTGCCAGCGATTCCATCCTGTGGCGCGCAGAGTACAGGGGGGATTTGTGAGGCGGTTGAAGTTATTGGAGATGTTCTCATCAGGGCCGTTTGTATAGCCCGCATTATTCATCGGATTCGTTTCGGGATTGTAGAGGAGCTTGTCCTCACGCCAACGAGTGGGCGGGCGACCCACGCCCTTCAAATCAGACTCCACCTCTGTGCGCCACTTGCCCGTGACCCAGCCATTGCCGGATTCCTGTAGGCGAGTGGTGGCGTTTACGGGGAAACTGTCAAAGCAGTTGCGATAGGGTGTAAAAGCATAGCGACCAGCGTATGTGGAGATTCTCTGGTCGTCGGCTTGATGTACGTCGTCCCATTTGGGGCGCGTGAGATTGGTTTGCTTCGGTTCGATAGAGCACATCCGATTCCTCTAACACAGGGCTATTCAATATTTCTCCGGCCGTAGGCATGTTTCTATCGTCATCGCCTCCGGGGCGAGGGTTGCCGGGTATGCCCACATTTGAGAGCTCTTCAGAGGCTCCTTATGGAGGGCGATTGTCACATTCTGCTTGGGCGTATCGCGCTGGATACTGTCTAGAGAGGGATCTCCTTGCGAAGGCGCATGCTGGCGTTTCGGACAGAAGGTATTTGCTCTTGTTATGCCACGCAGGTCGGACTCTGCATCCACCTGGAGCAAGCGGTTCTTATAGGGCACCTCATTGCCCCCAACAATGCCAAGGATGTGCTGGGAAGGCCTCGGATGCTCTGCGTAACTGGGCATAAGGCCGTAGGCCTGGGGGTTCTCCTTTTTCTCCCATCCGTGTTTATCTAGTGTGCCGATTGTCTCCATAGCTTCTGTGAGAAGGTAGGAGAAAATTTCTAGCAATTCACATCGCGCAGATATTGTCTGCTGGGAATGCCACCGCGCACCCAGCCGGCCGCCGCCGACTCCGTAACGAGATGCTTCGGATCCTGGATATTTTGACGCACGGGCTTGATCAGAGGCTCAAACACGCCGTCAAAGCCCTGCTCAGCAATGCTTCCGCACTCCTTGCCCTCACGCACCTGCTCAGAGTGCAGAAGCATGGACTCCACGTCGGCATTGCCTCTTCCCGTGCCCATGAAGGGTATGGTCAAGAAGGGACGCGCCTGATTACGAATGAGGCAGCGGTTATTCTTGAACTCGGGCTGGTTCTTCAGGTAAGATTCAGAGTCAATCTCCGTGTTATTCGCCCCGAAACCCTCTCTCGGGTACATGATGAGATTGTCAATTGACATGGGATTGACCCGTCTCGCATCAGGCACGAGATTCGTGACATTGTAGCGACCGGGACCCACACTCTGGGAATAATAGGAGGCAATTCCGCAGGCATCGTCGCGTGTGTGCGTTAAGCGGTTGATGTCCATCTAACTGGAGTTATTCTAGAATTTTAGTAGGAGCCTACAAGTAGAAATGGCGGCACAGACACGCAATAAACGCCTCGCAGATAAACTTTGCCGGTGTATAAAAAAGGTACGGAAGACGGTAAAAGTCAGGGACAAGTCGTCAAAAGAATCGGCAGCCATCGGAATCTGTGTTCGTTCTGTGCTACAGACCCGGGGTAAGACACTCAGGCGTTTTTCCTGTGGGAAAACGCCTAAATTAAATACTAAAAAGCTCAATTCAGCCAAGGAATAGGTGAACCACTCCTATTATACATACATGCCTCGGCATTCCCCTCCTTACAGGTCTTACCAGGAATCTTATATAACCATTCCTGATAACTCTTCTGGTCATTCGGCACAGTCGTAGAAGGCTGTGTCACAAACTGGCGCTGGCTCTGGGATTTTCCGAAGACGTCGGTAGGGTCACTGTACCACTGCACGCGGAACAGGTCGTCCAAGGCAATCTTGGATTCAGTGCTTGTTACATCTGTCTTGAGGCCATCCGGAGAGTATTTCAAATCACTGACTAAGACATTGCCAAAGGGATTCGGATTTCCCTTACAAGGCTCTTGTTGGCTAGGAGCCGGGGCTACACCTGTGGCATTGAATCCACCTTTCGTGGGTTGCTCAGCTGTGAAACCCTCTGTCTGATCTGTCTGCCTTGTCTCTAGAACTCTGCGAAATGTGGAGACCTTGCGAAGATCAATAAAGACCGGAATCAAATAGAGAGTGGCGAGCAATAGTGTAACCAGGGTAGCCGACTTGTACTGTGTAAAAGAGGTTATGATGGTGCCTGTGAGTGCTGCCACGATGAACACAACAAAGATATTGTTCACCAATTCGCTCGCGCAGGGACCTCTAGACCTGTCATGCTGTCTTGATAGCCACAGAGACCGGAAGATGTATCTGGGGTCTTCCCATATATAGGGGTCACATAGAGCTATATGTTCGGCCGGCATCTCCTATCTGACATGTTCCTTCAAATATAAAAGTTAAGAACCCCAGTTCTTAACTTTTATATTTTTAGAAATGCTGTGATGTACTGTAAAGTTAAGACCACCGAACGAAGTGAGGTGGTCTTAAGTTCAGTACTTCACGGTTCACTGCTTTTTACCGGCAGCTGCGGCTGCGGCGGCCTTCTTCGCCGCCAACTTCTTCTGCAGACGCTGGCGAACAATGGAGAGACGACCTGATTCGTTGCCCGTACCGGTGGCCTTCATGAGGTCTTCCTCAGCAGCGCCGAAGGACTGGCGGAAAGACTCCATCATGCTCACGAACTGCGGATTCTCCGAGAAGGTCTTCATGAGCTCCTCGGCCTCGGCTACGAGCTCCTGGGGGCGGAGAGCACCGGACTGGATCTTCGCACCGAGCTTCTTTGCCAGCTTCTTCATCGTGTTTTGTATGGCTGCCGGGTTTTTCATGAAGACGTCCATGATCATTTGGAGGGCCTTGGTCGGGTCATTACCGGCAGCCTCCATTTCCTTCGGATCAATGCCGAGATCCTCCAGGTTAAACTCCTTGACGATCTCCTCGGCGAGCTTGGCGATTTGGCCCTTCATGAACTTCTCGGGCAGGGAGGGGATACCACTGCCCCCGTCAGCCGAGCCGAACATCTTGGAAATCTTCTCGGCCAGGTCGCTGAAGTCTAGGCCCTTCATCTTTTCCTTCATGTCGTGCATCATCTTATTCGCGAAATCGGCGTTCCACTCGGGAGGCTTGGACCCACCCTCAAAGTCGGCGTCCAGGAGAAAGGAGAAAGAGAGGATGGTCATGTATTCCTGGATGGCCTTCTTGGACCGGGTGGAGAGGACTTCCCAGACGGCTTGGGGCATCGGTACACCGGGCAGAACACAGGCGGGGGCGGTTTCCTGGGCTCTGGAGGGGGAGCAGGAACCGAGCACCTCGGCCTTGAAGCGGAGGCGCCTCTGCTCGGGGTTTAGCGCCACGGCGGCCGCGATTTTCTCAGCTAACTCGGGACATGCACCTAGCAGATCGCGAGCGAACTCATCGTATTTCTTTTGGAAGACGTCGTGGAGCGTGTCCATTCTACCGGAGCCGTAATTTTATGCTTGCGGATGTAACGCGTTTATTTACTATACCTTCAAATATAAAAGTTAAGAACTCCAGATTTATATTTTTAGGAATTCTCTTATAACGGTACATTAGAGTTTACAAGGATAAAATATATAATATATTAGATGGCACCGATTTTACCAGAAAATCTAGTAGTTGGAAAACTTTATCATGTATTAAGGGGTAAGATTATAACAAAAATTGCATTGCCATTTGTCGGATTTGATGGTCCTTATGCTATATTTATGAATATAAATGGCAGGAACGGATACTATCAAATAGAAGGTACTCATTTTTTTAATGTAGATGATCCAGATATTCCTGTGTGGGAACGCGCGCACGTGCGCGCTGCGCAAGTGCCAGCCTTGCAAGTTCTCGCCGCGCAAGGCTGGCACCCGCTTGGGTCTCCACAGCCCTCCCGTTTATCCGCCGAAAGCCAACCCTGGTCCCCGCCGCCACCGGCTTCCCCATGGGAAAGAAAGCCCGCGGGGGAGGCCTTATGGAAGCCACCCCCACCGTCGCTCCCGCAGGGGGCGCCCGCCGCGCTGGGGCTCGCATCGTATGACAATACTGAATTAATACGTAATGCTACGACAGCTTATAGAAATCCTGGTGGTGGAAGAAGAAGTTATTTTAGACTAAAGAAAAGAAAAACTAAATCAAGAAAGACAAAAACATCTAAGAAGACAATTAAAAGAAGGCGTTAACACATATGGCGAATGTAAAATTCCAAACTTAAGAAAATCAGTTCTTAACTTTAGAATTTGACCTTTAGGTTATTCAGGCTTTGGCCTTATCCGACAGAAGTACAAGCACCTTCAGATAGTTCCAGATAGCCTTGCGATTCGTATCCGACATGGTCGGCCAGTGGCGGTCAAAGATCATCAGAGCCGAGAGCATCTCATTGTATTTGGTATTGATGACACTCTGCGCGTAGGCAATTACCTTCGCGTCATTCTCAGCCAAGATGTCGTCATGCAGATGCTTCGATACATTGTTGACGAAGAGGTCTAGGACAAGCTTCGGATTGATCTTCCTGGCTCCCTGAATGGCTTCCAGAGCCATCTTGATATCCCTTTCCTCGGGGTAAGTTGCTGCCAGATCCTCAAAGAATGCTACCATCTTATCATTAAACAGACCTAGCGTGGACGTGGGCTTGTTTGTCGTCATACTAGTATTATTAAGCGAAGGAATTCTTTAGATTAGATTTATCTGCCTCACTGCCGCGCAGGGCCACGAGGCAATCCCATATCCCTCTGTTGCTTGTACATGTCCATTTGCTTGTCAAACATAACCTCTTTCTTGGAGCGAGAGGACTGTGCTTGGATACTCTGGCCTTGGCCTTGACCCGATCTATCCCCAGGGCTCGCCGACCCATTCAGAAAGCTGAATGTCCCAGGAATACTCGCACCGCCATTTCCGCCCGTGGAAGTATCAGAATCAATGAAACTGTAGCCCGCATTTCCATAGCCCTTCATCTCATTGCCAATGAAGGACGCCGGCTCTCCGCCCATGGCAGCCATAGGCTCGGCGGCAGCCGTCTTCTTCGGCATCTCCCTCATCTTGCGCTCATACAGCCAATTCATCACGTTGGTGTCCGTCTTCACAGGCTCCTCATCTCCCTGTATCACAAGTGTCGGGACCTGTTTCAGCCATTTCGGCAGAGCAGGGCGATTCGGTGAGGGGTCTACGCATATATACTCAAACTCGCGGACCCAGGGTGTACCCGCCAGTTCTTCAATGAAGGCCTTTGACCATTTATCACCGTTGCTGTAAAAACAAATATGCTTCTTCTGCTGGTTCATTCCTCCTCTAAATTATGAAACCCTTCTTAGGGTGAAATTTAGACGTGGCACGAGCCTAAAATTGAAAAGCCGGGATTACTATTAGAAGTGTCCCATGGATTCCGTATTTAAGAACCTCAAACAAGTGGACGAGCGCACCATCACATTCACTCTTACACCTACCAAAGTAGCCTACGCCAATACACTACGCCGGGCTATCCAGACGGAGGTGGCTGTCCTCGGCTTTCGCGCAGATATGACCGACGCCGGCGACACCACCGATGTCAAGGTCATCAAGAACAGTACGCCGATGTCCAATGAGATGTTGGCAGATCGCATTGGTCTTCTGCCTATCGCCATGCCCGAGGGGGAGGGCTGGGAGAAGGAGAAGGTCCTCTTTCGCCTGAAGGTCGTCAATGACAAGGACGAGGTGCGTGTGGTTACCGCAGCCGACTTTGAGTGTCTGGAGCAACGCGCCGACGCCGAGGAGAGGCAACAGATCCCCAACACCCGCTTCTTCCACCCTGACCCCTTTTCGGGGGAGACCTGTATTATTGCCGTGCTGAAGCCGATGATTGAGGGCCAGGACCCGGAGGAGATTCACATTGAGGCCTATGCGAGCCTAGGACGTGGCAAGGAGCATGCGCGCTTCAACCCCACATCCCAGTGCTCTTATGGCTACACGCGGGACACGGACCAGGGAAAGATCAAGGCACTCTTTAACTCATGGCTAGTCAACCAGAAGAAGGTGGACCCGAAGGAGCTGGAATCCGATGCGGGTCGTAAGACGGTGTTAGAGAGGGAGTTCCGGAGTTTGGAGATTTATCGGTGTTTCGTGGCAGACGATGATGGTGAGCCGAATAGCTACGACTTTACGGTGGAGACCCTGTCCACGATGCCCGTACAGAAGATTGTCTACCAGGCGCTTTTGGAGATTGCTTCGCTAGCGGATAAGTACTCTTCGCTGGATCGTGGAGACCTTCCTGAGGTCGTGGATATTCGCCCGGCCGATGCGAGGCTGAAGGGATATGACTTCTGGTTCACTGGCGAGGACCACACTCTCGGCAACATGTTTCAGACGTGGCTAGATGATAACAAGGTGGGGCGGGGCAAGAAGGATGGGGACGTGACATTCGCTGGCTATAAGGTTCCGCATCCGTTACGGAATGAGATGCTCCTGCGCATCGGTGTCTTTGATGGCAAGCAGGAGACGGCGCGCCTGGCTGTGGCAGAGGCAGCCCAGTCGTGTGCGGAGATGTTCCGCTCGTGGGCGGCTGCGTGGGTGGGCGCGGCCGAGGAGGTTGGCCTGATGACTCTGGCCAAGGCGAGGAAGCCGTGGGACGCGCATGCGGAAGCACGCGCAGCCGCTGTCGCCGCCGCTGCGAAGCCTAAGCCTAAGGCACGTGGCTAATTAACTAACAATGCCCATAGATATTCGCACAATTCCAGTTTTTTGTATAAACCTGGACAAGCGCCCTGAACGCTTCAAGAAGTTTTCCGCCCAACCTGGAGCCAAGGCCATTCTGGCTTATACAGAAAGATTTCCGGCCATCGATGGAGCCACGATTGACCCGCTGAAATCTGACAAAATCGCCTTACAAACCAAATACAATATTTTACACAAGACAAGAAGATCTCACGGAGAAATAAATACGCTCGGTGCCATAGGATGTTCTCTGAGTCATTACGGAGTGTGGCAGAAATTTTTAGCAGGCAAGGCAAACTACTGTCTGGTGTTAGAGGATGATGCGGATGTTCCTGTGGATCTGCGGGAACAGGTCATGGCCTGTACCCAAGGCACTCAGACGTTTGATGTCTGGGCTTTGTCGTATAGGCTACGTGGCGGGCTCCGTGAACTCAGTGGACCCTGGAAAGTACCCGAGTATTATTGGGGCACCTCAGCCTATATTATAAGCAGGGCAGGTGCTGAGACCTTGTCCAAGTCGTTTTTTCCCGTGGAATGCCACATGGACAAGTTCTTCTGTCTACAGAAAGACCTAGGCTATATTCGCCTGGTAGTCCATGAATCCATCAATATGTGGACACTTTCCTAT